GGGGCACGTACACCAGGCCCCACACTCCGAGCAGTGGCAGCCGTGAAGGTCTGAGTGGGTGGGGACGGGGACGGTATGGCAGTCACAAGAGCCGCCCCGGACGCCCAAGAGGCGGCCCTCGCCATCGTAGTAGCGGGTAAGCGTGACCGCCCCGCAGCGGGGGCAGCGGGTTACCTCAGCGCGCTGGGCGTCCAGCAAAATGCTAGCGGGCGGGCCGCACTACCGGCGCGGGCTGGCCGCCCCGGAAGGGAACCTCGATGGTGTAGGCGGGGCCGCTCTTGGGGGTGACCTTCACCCTTTTCGTGGCGCCTGCGGCCGGGGCGGCCAAGGCCAAGACCAGGCCCCCGGCGAGCACGAGCACGGCGAGTTTGCGACGCATGGCGATACCTCCCGTGATGGGTGGAGTAGGACCGAAGAGAGCTACTAGCCCTGGCGCTCCGAGTCCAGGGAGAGAGAAGACAGTCTAGGCGTCGTTGGGAAAGACGAGGGCGACGCTCGTGTCTGCCATCTCTGCCTCGTCAGGCGTTGTCCGGGCTTGCAGCCAGAAGACCTGGTTCTCGTCAGTAAGGTCGCTGACGGTGATGCTTGCGCCCCAGGGTGCCCATATCGGCAGGCCGCTGTTGTCCGTTCCCAGGCGCCACTTCGCCTTGGTAGCGCCGTCCAGGTCGATGGTGCAATCACCTGAACGAGAGGTTCCGTCGGTACAGCGGATGCCGATGCGGATCGCGCTTCCTAGCGAACTCTGGCCGGTCGGGAACGGCCCCGCTTCGACAGGGGTAAGCAGCGAGCCCCCTTCGCTCACCAGGGTGCCGTCTTGTTCACCAGCCGTGCCGTGCAAGAATAGATGGACCATCGGACGGGTGTAACTCGCGTAGACGAGTGGAACCCGAACACTCAGAGTCGGCGAGACGATGCTCGGTCCGTCGCCGCTTGAGGAGTACGTGGTGCCTGTCTTCTGCACGGCGAAGTCGTTGCCGTTGTCCGAGGCGTTCACGAACTTCACCACATTGCTCGTGGCCCCGGTCCAGATTCCCAGCCAGTATGCGCCTGCGACGAGACCCACCGGGGCGCTGAAGGAGAGATCGAACCACTGCTTGGCGTCGGCATCCTGAACGGTAACCTCAGCGCTCGTGCCCTTCAGGGTTCCGGGCACGCCGGCGTTGTCGGTGTAGATCATCCCCCTCACCTTGCCGGTCAGACCGGGGTTGACACCGGAGCCTCGCAGGCAGGCGCTGAGCTTGCTGACCAGGGCGCCCTCATCTAGGTCGAACCGGCCTAGACGCACTTCCCCATCGACCACTGCTGTCTCTTCGGTGTTCACCGCTTCGACCGCGTAGCCGAACAGCAAGGGCAGGTCGGGGACGAGGGTCCCGTACAGGGCATAGCTGGCGTTGGGGCTTACCGTCGTCGGACTGGGAAAGGTCACCGGAGGGGGGTTGTCGAACTCGGCATCCCCGTACTTCCACGCGATCGTGGGCGTGCCGTAGCTCAGCCGGATGGTCGCTGCGCCCGCCGAGTCGGCGTGGATTCCCACCCAGTAGTTGCTCGCAGCAATCACCGCAATCGGTACGGCGAAGGCGACATGGACCCAGCCGGGAGCCTGCCCGTCGATCACGGTGGTATCGGCTGAGTAGCCCAGCCGGGCGTTTGGTGCGCCGCTGCTATCCGAGTAGACAACCGCCCGGAACTTCTGATTACCGGTCCCTGAACCGGAGCCATCGATGTATAGAGAAATCTTCTCCAGGTGGCTGTCTACCCGCGGTTTGAGGCAAGTTACCCACAGTCGGTCGCCGGTGAGTTCGCCCTGGCCCGCAACCCCTTGGATCGAGCGTCGGTAGATCGGGACACGACTAGACATCCGCCCTCCCTAATACCAGACCCGTAGCTGCGGCGGGTAGGTGCCGCCCATGTTCACCTCGATGCGCCGGCCCGCCGTGGTGCCGTCATAGATGGGCGGGTTCGTGTCCTGAGAAGAGCTGAAGGCGAGGAGCAGATAGGTCATGCCCTCCGGGTCCACTGCCCCCGCAAGGCCCGCTCCGCTGAGCACCACGTCATATTTGTCGCTCCCGCTGATTGAGCCCTGGGCAAAAGAGCCCAGCTTGGTGAGCGCCGCCAGCTGAGCCACCGTGCGCCAGTCGGCCGTTTCCGCCGTCGGCCCCCAGTCGAAGGCGTACACGTCGAGCGTCCAAGGGCCGCCCTGGACGACGTAGGGCACCCGCATGGCCAGCTCCAGCGCGGCCCCGATCGGCGTCTCTCCCGTAAGCGCGGAGGTGTCGAAGCTGAGGAGGATCTGGTAGATGTAGTGGACGCCCGCCGCCGACTTGTAGTCGCCCAAGGAGGCGCGGCCGGTGGCGGCGGTTACCGTGAGGTTCGCGCCGGTCTGAGCGGTGCTCCACGCGGTGTGGTTCGAACGCAGGTAGTTGGTGGGCGAGGAGGAGAATGTCAGGGGGTTGTAGGTGATGTTTGATAGAGAAAGGTCGGTGCAGTAGGTGCGGGCGCCGGTGCCGATGCCCTCGCTATCGCCCCCGGAGAGCTCGTTCACAGTGCCGTTCTTGATCGTCACCCCGAGGAAGTTCTGATCGCCGCCGGCCCAACCCAGTAGGTAGAAGTCGGTCGTCTCAAAGTTCTGCACCGTCATGTCGGCCTGATATGCCGCCGCGTAGTTCGAGACCGAGAACCAGCCCCGACCCCCGAGATCGGAGCCCGTCCGGGCCGTGGCGGTGATGCCATCAAACAGCAGGTCGTGGTAGTCCTCGTTGACCAGTATCCCCCGATTCACATCGGCCAGAGTGATGTTGCGGTAGGTGATCCGGTCTTGGAGATTCTGGATGACGTGGCTGTTTGAAGTGTAGTGTTGTGCGACGTAGGAGTTGCCGCCGGTGAAAAGGCAGTCCTCTATGACGAGATTGGTCACCCGGGCGGCAACGTAGACGTGGTGCGGAGCCGAGTAACTGCCGTAGTCGCCCCGGTAGCATTCCATCTGCACGTGGGCGATGTAGCCCCCTGCGATGTTCGCTAAATAGAGCCCGGCCACGGGGTCCACCCCCACCAGATTAGTGATGGTGAGGTTGGTGTTGGTATTGGAGTAGGGAGCTAGCCCCGTAGCCCGCACGCACACGTCCACCCCCTCGAACCACAGGTGGTCCAGGGTGACGTTGGTCGTCGGGGCGATCAGGCGGATGGCGTAGCGGCCGGGGTGGATGGTGGCCTCGTTCGAGGCCAGCTTCAGCTGGCGCACGATTACGTTGGCGGCCCCGCCCTTTATCTCGATGATCTGATAGAGGTCGGTGGGGCCGCTCACGGGACGGTGGAGGACTGATGCGGCCCCGTCCCCCTGCAACGCTACCCCGATTGACCCGTTCAAGATGATCGGGGTAGCCACGAGGTACGTTCCGGCAGGCACGTAGACGGTGCCTCCCACCGGGCAGGCGGCGACGGCTGCGTTTATGGCGGGCGCGGAGTCGAGGGCACCAGTCGGATCGGCCCCGTAGGCAAGCACATTGAACAGGGGGACAGGCGCGGCCCCGCCTTTGGTCACGTTGCTTGTGACGAGGTTACCTATAAGCTCCGCATGCGCTGCCAGGACATCCTGCCAGTAGGCGCCGTTCTTCAGAGTGATCGTGCCGATGGTGCCGTAGATGTTCTCTGCGCAGGCGGCCAGGAGTGCCGGGGAGCCCGCCACGTCGAACTCCTCTATCAATACGTCGTCGCAGTCCATGAAGCGCCAGAAGCCCTCCCCCGGAGGGCAGCTCGTGGGAGCGGAGTCCACCATGCCGGTGACGTTGCGGTAGACGCAGTGATCGTACTGCCAGTTATCAACACCTCGATGCGTGCCCTCGAAGGTGAGCCCATCGACGGTGATGTGACTCCCCCGCTGACCCTCGTACCCGTATTCCCCTGGTCGGCGATGGCCGCCATAGAGACGGAAAGACGCTCCCGTGCCACCACGTAGGACCACGTTCATGAAGGTGTGGTAGTGGTTGTTTGCTCCCAGCCAGGCGCCGGGGGGCACGTGAGTCTGGTCAACGCTCCCCCCGGCCCAGGAGAGAGAGTCGAGCGTGATCTCCTCGAAAGAGCAGTCCTGGGAGTTCTCCATGTGCAGCGACTGCTCGTCTTCGTGACTTGCCCAAGCCGTGATCTCGTGACCATAGCTATCGGCGGCGGGGCCGAAGGGCGTTCCCGCGAAGGTGGTCCCGTCGATCCCCAGGCCCAAGCTGAGTCCGCGGGTCACAAGGAGATCGACTTCGCAGTCGTAAGAGCGGTCGAGGTGCAGACCGGAGACGTAGCTACGGCTCAGGTCACCCAGGGCGTTCCGCAGGTGCTCGGACTGGAGACAAAGCCCCCGTACGGCGATGGCGCTCTTCTGGACCGCTTCCAGCATCCAGTCCGCGTCTTGCGGGCTGGCCTTCCTCCCCATGTGAAGGACGGTGTTCTCCGGTCCGGCCCCGAGCAGGGTCATGTCGCTCTTCAGGAGAACCGTGCCGGTAATCTCGTAGCGACCGGGAGGCACCCACACGGTATCGCCGGCTTCGCAGGCATCGACCGCCCCCTGGAACGCCGCCCGGCAATCGCGGCCGTCGGCGACGGCCCCGTAGTCGAGCACGCTCAGGGCGTCGGCGGGTGGGCTTAGTAGTCCCGCGCTCAGAGGCGTCTGCCACGTCGGGCGAAGGGTCACGCCGTCACCAGGGTGCGCGGCGGCTCATAGGTACTGTCCAGGCGCGCTTCAGCCAAAGGAACGATGAAGAGGGGCTTGCTTACCTCCCAGGGCGAGGGGACGCCACCGACGACGTGCCGGATGCGCACACGCGCCGTAGCGGTCTCCGCGTCTACCAGGTCGGCCGGAATGGTCCACGACCAGGAGGGGCCAGCCCAAGCGCTAAAGAGCGTAGCTGCGTCTGAGAAGTCCCCGGCGAGGCTGTATTCGGCGTCGAAGGCTCCCCCCGCCTCGGCCGCATCCCAATGAAGCGCGTAGGTCTGTCCCGCCCGCCAGGTCCGCGCCAGAAGAAGCCGGCAGGTGGATGCCGCGGCCGCCTGTCGCCGGAGCACCAGACGTCGGGTGTCGGCCCGCCCACTCAACGCCACAACCGGCGAAACGTGGCCTCGAGGTTCACTGAGGGCGAAGAGAGGGTCACCGGGTTCGTCCCCACTCCCAACATCGGGTAACGGCTGCCCTGGGTGCCCGCGTAGGACTCCGAACCGTTGACGAACACCTGGAGCGTGTCGGTGCGGACCTGGATGACCGTAGAAGGGGTGACCGGGAGGTTGAAGACGAACCGCTCGTTCAGTATCTCGAACCAGAAGCTGTTGAGTGCCCCGGCGAAGGTGATGTCGAAGTGCGCCGAACAGGGAGCCTTGCCGTCGTTCTCGATGCTCGTGGTATCGCTGTCGATCACGACCTGCTGGATGCTTGCGTCCTCCCAATAGGGCTGTTGGCAGACCAGTTCCAGGGTGATGGGAGCTACCCGGGTGAGAAAGGGCAGCTCCTGCAACTCGGCATCGAAACCGGCGACGCACTGCACCATCAGCCTGACGCCCGACCGGTCGGGCCGCGTGAGCGGGAAGTAGGCATCCGGGTCGGCCCCCGACGGGCGCAGCAGATCGGCCAGACTGGAGAGCTTGGTGATGAGGTCCGCATGAGAGGAGCCGACGCAGACGCCTTCCAGGCGCACCGAACGCTCCCGCATCCCCCGGGTGTACACGTCCCACCAAGCACGCCCCGGAATGAACGTGCGCTCCTGGTCGAGAGCGGCCAGTGCCGGAAGGCCCGTCTGCGAGGGGAATGCGCAGCCCAGGGTGGCAAGGTCGGTCCCGTTGAAACTAACCGAGGCCATGCGCTACCCCCTGAGAAGGTCTTCTAGTTTCCGCGCCAGGCGCAGAATCCTAAGCACGCTGTCCTCGGAGGTAGGTCGCGCTCCGAGCGTGAGCTGCACGGTCGCCCGTCCGGTCTCCCGTTTGATGCTGACTATCCGCTGCTCTTCGCCCTCGTCGTCATCCCAGTAGAAGCGGCAGACGTCACCGGGCCGCAGCAGGCTCGCGTCGGTCCAGGTGATCTCAGCAAGCCGCGGCTGGCGTCCCCACTTGCGAACGGCGGCCTCCGCCGCCAGGCGTCGGCGGGCCACGTCGGGACTGCGTACCTCGGGTGCGGTGATTACCCGCCGGACCGTGCCCAGCCCCAGCTCGTCGGCTTCGACGTGCTTGAGCACGAGCTGCGTGGGGGGATCGCCGTAGCCAAGCAGGAAGAGCACGTTGCCCACGTCGTCCGTGCCCGTCTCTGTTGACTTCTCATAGGACACGAGGTTCTTGCCCCGACGAAACTCCGTGGTAGTCAGATCCTCGCCTACTCGCGCGCGCAGATGCGCAAAGCGGTTGTAGCCGTCGAAGAGGAGTTCGCCTCCGGTGAGTTGGGCCAGGTCCTGGAGCACCTCGTAAGCGTTGCGGTAGTTGGCCCGAAGGGTCAGCCGGTTCTCGGACGATATCTCCAGCGCCACCACCCGCACGGTGCCGGAGGCGACTCGTATTTCGAGAAGGTGATCGCGATGGGGGTCCAGACCGGAGGCCGTGTAGGTGCGAGCCCCGGTGAGGGTCAACGTGGGATGGGCCACCCCATCTACCACCACATCGGCACTGCCGGTGCCGTTGCCGAAGTAGATGGTCACGAAGTCGCCCGTGAACGCCTGCATGAGTGTCGAGCGCGGAGTAATGGACCAGACACCGCTTGAGTCGTTGTTCCAGACCCCGAATTGATCGGCTATCAGTGTGTCGCCCGAGTAGTACGAGGGGCGGGCATCGAGGTCGGAGACGAACTGCCAACCGGCAGCGGGCACCCGGTGCTGGATGCGGATGCGGTTGACGCAGGCGCGCAGGCCCTCGTTGTTGCCGTCCACCTCGAACTGAACTCGCAGGACGTTGCCGGCAGCCTCCTGCCAAGAGGTCAGGAAGTCCACCACGGTTTGGCCGGGGTCCACTTCAAGGGGGATCGCATCGGTGGCGACCAGGGTGAGGCCGCTGGCGTCGTACCACTGGAGGGAGAGGAAGAAGTTCGCGTCGTAGCCCACCGGCACGCGCACGTCGAGCGCCATTCGTAGTTGCGAGCCGGGGATGACCGTGCAGGGCTCGGAGACGAGGCGACCGGTCGCACTGGCCGTACCCACCCAGTGCGTACCGAGATCAAAGGTCCAGTCGCCCGCTTCCTGAGTCCACTCTTTGTAGACCGCCCGTCGGGGCTTGCCGGGCAGGAAGTAGGACGAGAGAGGGACCAGATCGCGGAAGTCCCCGTTGGGCCAGAAGGACTCGGTTTCGCCGTTTAGGACGGCCCGGCCTATCTCGGTCGGGGTCATGGAGACGTATTCAGCCGGGAAGGGAAGCTCATTGGACAGCTGGTTTTCGAGTTCCCAGCGCTCGATGGATAGACCGGAGAGCTTGAGGCCGCTGAAAGCATCGCCTTCCTTGCGCAAGATGCGGTATCGCTGGCCTAGGAAGGCAATCTCCCAGCCCTCGTTGATCAGCCACAGGCGAGACTCTGTAGCGCCGTCGATGGTCACCTGCTTGGGAGCCACGGTGAGTTCGTCCAGGGACCAGGGCGCCCCCAGCTCCTCTGTCCAAGATAGGGAAGCCGCCCGCAACGGTCCCACAAAGACGCCGGCCCCATCGAACACTTCGATGGGTACGTCCGGCTTCAGGGGCGCTACTCGACGCAGCCGATAGGAAAAGTCCACACCCATGCCGAAGGGTGCCGAGAAGGCGTTGTGGTCGCCCCAGACGTGGGCGGTCCGCAGGCCGATTCGGACGGCGAACTGAGCGGCGTAGTTGTTGTCGTGACCGATGGTAAGCGTTGGACTTTCCGCCGCTTGGGCGAATCCTTCGAGATACCACCGTTCATGGTCCCGGAAGTTAATGGGCGGAAGATCATTCCCCCGCCCGCCCGGCGGCATCGCCCCCGTCCAGTTGTACATTGACGGGGTGCATAGGAGCACCTGGGTGGTCTCGGTCGGCGAGATGGAGTCAAGCGCCTGCGGAGCCATGACGAACTCGCAGGCTCTCAGCGTGGATTCGCCTAGTGGGGTCCACTTGTAGGTGCCCAGCAACGGATAGGAGGTGATGTCCTTGCCTGCCACCATCTGCGGGGCCACGCCGGTATAGGGTATAACCCGCGCTTCGATGGTGCCCATGTCGGGGGCCGGAAGCCCCGGGCCGATGGCGATCTGCGTGAGCGAGAAATCGACCGCAAGCAGCGTGAGCCAGTCGTGCAGTTCGGTGGTCGGGATGTAGAGGATCGCCTGGTAGAACGACCACTCGGGGTAGCCCATCGGCACAACGCCGACCTCAAAGTAGTAGGCCGGGTTGGACGATTGACCGATGTTCCCGCGACTTACCTCGATGCGCTCGCGGGCCCGAGCCTCCTGATAGAAGGCTCCCCAAGGCTGACCGGCCGCGCGCCAGAGGTCGTAGCCGGCGTAGGCTAGGTCGACGCTGTTTTGCGGCATACTCGGTCGCTCGTCAGGCGGCGGCCTGTTTGGCCTGGAGCTTCACGGTCCAGACGATGTAGTCGTCTTCTTCCAGGGGAATGCCGGGGAAGTCGGTCTTGGCGATGACATCGGGGGTGTTCGTGGTGGCACTCATGCAGACGCCCACGTTCGTTATCTGCCCGGGAGTGGGGCTTGCCCAGGTAAGGGTCGCCCCCAGTTGCAGCGTATCCCCCGGCTGGCTGGTCGTTACGACCGTCTTCAGGGACTCCTGCACGGCGACCCGCGATCCTGTCTCACTAAACAGGCGGGTGTCGGCCACGGTGGACTGACTCCCGGCCCCCGTGCCCCAAGCGAGCCAGAAGGACTTGGCCCGCAGGGCGTCGATGGCCACGCTGTAGCCGAAGTAGGTAAAAACGTTAGGCACTCCGCGTCTCCTCCCCCTCTTCGCGGGACATAGGCTGCGTCGCCACGAACTGAAGCGTCTTTACGGACCCGTCGGCGCGGTGGACCTCGGCCGTCACGATCATCTCCACGTCCACCGCCGGCTCATCACACATGGCTGAACCTCAGCTTCTCGTAGTGGGCCGACTGGGCGCGGGCGATAGCTTTCCCCAGCTTATCCGCCACCCGGGCCTCAGTCTCTTCGCTCCACTCCGGTCCGCCCTCGACTTTGACCTGCACGAACATCGTGCTACCGCTGCTACCGCCGGCCGGCGGCCCGCCCTTGAGCGCCGTCTGCATGGGACCGAAGGTGTCCATGACGGGCTTGATGAGGTCGGCCGCCTCAAGCGGCCGAATAAGCGTGGGGATGAAGCTATCCCACCAATGATCGAGGGTCGCCATCGGCCCCTTCTCGGTGGGAGAGCCGGTCTTCAGGTATTGCGAGAGCGCCTGAGCCATCTGGGCCGCCGCGGCGGTCACCGCCGGGATGGACTGGGTGAGTCCCGTCGCCAGGTCGTTACCGATCTGCTGCCCAGTGGCGAGCATCTGCCCATCGGGGCCGATGAGTGCCGATAGGGCATTCATCATGCCGGACCCGAAGGCATCGCCCAAACTGGTGCCGACGGTGAGGTAGTTCGATTCCTCGCCCAGAAGTTCCGCTTCCTGCTCGATCACGATCTCCATCATCTCGGCGTACTTCTGAGCGAGGATTGCCTTCTGGTCCTCGGCGTCCTTCTCTGCGGCCGCTTTCAACTGGAGGTAATGGTCTTCAACCGCCTTGCGCTCGTCTTCGAGAGCCTTCTTCCGCTCCCCCAAGCGGGCCAGAGCCGCGTCCCTCTCGTCCTTCAGGCGCTTTTTCTCGTCCTCAAGCGCCCAGTCGGACTCCTGTTCGCCCGCCTTCTCTCGTTGCGCGATCTCATCCTGTTGCAGCTTCCACAAACGCTCGCGCTCTTCTCTCGTGCGGAAAACGCCGCGGACGATGATGGTCGCCTGACTCCTCTGGATCTCCGCCAAGTCCTCGCGCATGCGCGCCCGAGCCCGTGAACGCTCTTCCGCCTGCTGGGCCTCATCCAATGCGCGCAGGCGGTCGTCGTAATGCTTCCGTACGCGCTCCATGTGCTCGTCCAGCGCCTGGGCCTCGGCGTCCAGGGCGGCAACCGCTTGGTTGCGAGACTCTTCAAGAGCGTCGGTCTTCTGCTTTAGAGCGCGGTCGATGGCCTCGGCATCCGCCTGATACATGCTCGCGATAGTGGAAAGCGCGGCCTGGCCGGCCGACAGTATCTCGTCAGGGTCGGTGGCCGTCTTGAGCAGATCCATCTGAGCGTTCAACTGCCCTTGCAGTTGCCCGGAGAGAAGAGGTCGCATCGACTCAACCAGAGCAGGGCTCGCGTTCGCCAACATGTCCATGAGCATGCGGGTCTGGGAAAGCCCCTCTGCCCAGCGGCCGGCCGCCTCCTCCAAGGGCTGACGGGCAAGCTCAGCCAGCTGCTCGCCCGCGTCCAAAGCCGCACCCCGCAGGCCGGCCAACTCCAGGCGCAGACGGTTTACCTCGGTAGTCGAGCGCCCTTGAGCCACGGCCAATTCGAGCTGAGCTTCTTTGGCGGCGATCTCAGCGTTCAGTTGGTCCCGCCAGGCATCCGCCAAAGCCTTCACGGCGGCCGGCTCGCCACCCTGCCGGCGCAAGAGGTCGAGTTCAGCCGAAAGAAGCGCCACCTGGGAAGCGGCCTCTTCAAAGGTCGCCTGAAGCGGAGCCATGGCTTCGTCCTGAAGGGTACCCTTCAGCTGGACGATCTGGACGTCGAGGGCGAAGATCTCTTGCCGGGTCTTGTTCAGGGCTTCCTCGGGTGCGCCCGCGGCGATGTCGGCGGCCAGTGAAGCCTCCTTGGCCGTGAGCATCTCAGCCATGGAGACGATCTGGCTCTGAACGGCCTCCAGGATGCGGCTTGCGTCATATCCGGCGGTCTTCAGGTACTCCACCTTGGCCGCGAACATCGATGCCGCTGCGGCTGCCCGCTCAAACGCCGACGCGGCCGCCTCCACCGCGCTCAGGCCGGTAGCGGTAGGGGAGGCGCCATTGCCGGCGACACCTCCATCGGCGAAGCTCAACACCGGCTCCGGAGCCTCGGTGCCGTTGTAGGCGAGCGTGTAGCCGGGCTGGAGCCAGCCCCCCCGGTCGTAGGTACGCAGACCGTGGAAGCCGCCCCGAAGATAGGTGGAGACGTGATCGTGGTCCATGTGGTTGGAGGTGGGATTGCCCCGGTCCTCCATGAGTCGCCAGCCCTCACCTGCCCGGGCCTTGGACCAGATACGCTGGTTGAAGATGACGTACTTCAAGGGTAGGGCGCCGGCGTTGGCGGCCAACCAGGCGGCGATGCCCTGCATGAGGCCCCAGGAGCCATGCACGTCGAAGGCGTGACCGGTGTCGTGGTCTCCCGGCCGGTCGGTGCGGCCCCGGCCCCCCCAGAACTGAGCCTGGGGGAAGGCTTTCTTTACCGCCCACCAGACGCCCTCGGTGGTGGGCACCATGCCTCCGTAGCTGGTCGTCCCCGGCTGATAGGCGCTCCCGGTAGCGGGGATGTAGCCCGCTTCGGCCAACCAGCGGGAAGCCCCGGTGAAGAGGGACTGCATGGCGAGGTTTCCGGCATAGGCCAAAGAGAGGCGGGGATCGCCGGGAGCGGCCAGGAGGTTAGGCGGTCGGAGTGACACCCCGAAGGGATCCGAGAAGGCGGCCATGCGGGCCGGGTCGAGATTGGAAAGTCCGCTTGCCCCGGCCTGCGCCTCGTCTAGGAACTGCCGGTAACGGCCGTTCAGATAGGCCGACCAGTCCCGCCAGCCCCCGCCCGGTCCCTGGTCCCACTGCGCCCGACCCCGGTAGGCGTGCATAGCCATGCGGGCGTTGTCCCGGGGCAGACGCCAGTCCCCCAGAGCCAGGGCGGCCTTGTTGTAGTAGTCGTTTATCTGCCAGAGGCCCAGATCGGTGGAGTGGCTCCCCGGATTGTAGTTCGTTGCCAGGGGATAGCCCCCCGATTCGGCCAAGGCCACGGCGATGGCGGTCACGAGATTCTGACCGCCGAAACCGGCCAGGCGGGCCACGCTGCCGATCTGATCGGGAGTGAGCACCCCCCCGCCGGCGAAGGCCCCCAAGAGCCGGCCGGTCTCAGCCCAGATGGAGAGCGAGCGCCCGCGCTTCTCGGGGGCCAGCGGGATGAAGGCTTCCCCCTTGGTCTCCGGTTCGGCCCACTGGATGAGGCCCCGACGGCCCACCGGCTTCTGGATCACCGCCTGCTCGGGAAGGTGCCCCTGAGCAAAGGCGGCTATCACCCCGCCGTCCGCTTCCGGGCGGATGCCGCGGGCGCCGTGCAGGGCCAGGTCGCGGTCGAGCACCTTGATCTGCGGGTAGCCCAGGGCCTCCAGGATGGGGTTTATGGACTGCGCGATGTAGCGGGCGTACTTGTCTACCTCCAGCTGCACCGCCTGCCCGCCCCCAGCGAGAGCCTGCGCCACCGCCAAAGCTGCCTCCCGGCCCCCAGCGGCAAAGGCGGTCTTCACCACGTCGAAGTGGGCGGCCAGGAGCCGGCCTTCTTCGTCGGTGCGCTTCTGGTAGGTGGCCCGAAGCACGTCCAGGGCATGCTGGCGGTCCTCCGGGGCGCCTGCCAGCATCTCCTCTACCATGCGTCGCTTCTCTTCCGGTTTCAGGCCGGAAGAGCGGATGGCCTCCGTCAGTTCGGGATAGCCCTCGGCGGCCAGGCGGATGAGGTTGTCAAAGTAGGCGTTGGCCTGCTGGTTCTGCTTCTCTAGTTCGGCGGTCACCTCGGCGAGGGAGACCTGGGCCGCCCCGGCGGATACCCGGACTGCCTCCATGCCCTCCTTCTCGGCTGCCGCTGCCTTGCGCACCGCCTCTGTGCGGGCCTCGGCCTGCTCCGTTACCGCATCCTGTTCATCCCGGATGGTGGCGAGCTTGCGCTTGGCGTCCTGTTCCAGGGCCCAAGAGCCGAAGCGTTGGGCCACCGAAAGCCGGGATTCCTCCGTCTTCTCCCGTTCCTTCAGTTCGGCCAGGCGGGCCTCGCGCACCCGGTTGATGCCCGCAATCTCCGCCTCGGTGCGGGCGTCCACCGCCTTCTTGGCCTCTTCTACGGCGTTCTGAGCGGCGGCGTTCTGAGCGGCGGCATCGGCGCTCAGGGCCTCCTGCTTGCGCCGCCGGACGGCATCGTAGGCCCCGCCCATGTCGTACTGCGCGTTTAGCTCGGATTGCCAGGCTTGGCCTACCTTCTCGATCTCGGCCGCATGGTCGGCGATGACCTTGTTGAAGTCCTCCAGCAGCTGCTGACTGCGGCGGACGTAGTCATTCACCAGGCCGGGGATGCCTATCCAGCTGTCCTTGATCTTGTTGAGTTCGGCCAAGGACTTGTAGGCTTCGTTCGCCTCCCCGGGGAGAGCTACCGCCCTTAGGTCACGCCAGTCCACTTTCTTGCCACTGTTCCAGAGGGCGTCCAGGATGCGGCCCAAGGCGCCCAGGTCGTCAGAGACTTCCCTGGCTGCCTCTCCGGTGGCGGAGAGCGCCCTGGCCCAAGTAGAAGGACTGTCGTTCGTCTCTACCTTGCCCAGTTCCTCCTTCAGGTTCTTTATGACCGCGTGCGCCGCCTCTAGAGCAGGAACGGCGAAGGACTGCACCAAAGTGGTAACGAGAGGGGCCGCCGCTTGGGCCACCTCTCCCACCAGCTTGATTTGCAGGCCGATGGCCTCCATCCAGCCGTGAAGTAGAGGAAAGTTTCGCTCCAAAGCCCCCATGAAGCCGAACTGCTTCGCGTCCTCGTTCAGGTCGGCCAGGGTGTCCCTGAGGCCCATGAGCCCGCCCTTCAGGTTCTCAAACAGGCTCTCGGTCCCCAGACCCATGAACTGGTTGAAATAGTCTCGGATGGTGGTGGTCACCCCGCGCATGGTGTCGGCCTGCTTCGCCATCATGCCCCCGAAGCGCTCGTCCATGCCCTCCGTGAGCGCCTGGAGGGCCCAATGGGCCGGGACCAGACCCTTCTCCACGAGGTCGCTCATCTCCCGGCGAGTGCGACCCGCCTTGGTAGCGAGGATGTCCCAGGCGGCCACCCCCGCCTCTGAGAGTTGCAACATCTCCTGGGCCATGACCCGCCCTTTGGACTGCATCTGCCCCAAGGCCAGGGTGATGCGGTCGATCTTCTGGGCATCCCCGCCCAAAGCGGAGACGGCGTTCCCCACGGCGGTCATGGTGGGAATGATCTCGTCGGCGGCCATGCCGAACGCCTTCATGCGCTGGGCCGCCTCAATCAGCTGGGGGAACTCGAAGGGGCTCTTGGCGGCCAGTTCATAGAGGCCGTCCAGCATCTCCTTGGCGGCCTCAGTGGAGCCCAACATGGTCTCAAAGGCCAGGCGAGAAGATTCAAGCTGCGCGTTGAACCTGATCCCGGCGGCGGCCGTTTTCTCGAGAGCTACCCCTACGCCCACCACCCCGGCCACGATGGCGGCCATGCCCATACTGATGACCATGGAGCGGGCCTGCCACAGGGCTTGGTCGAAGGTGGCCATGGCCCAGTGGGAGGTGTCCTTGATGCCCTGCTGCATCTGCCCGTGAGAACGGTTCATCTGAACGGCAGCCTGCTGGGTAACGGCGGCCGCCTGTCCCATGCTCTGGTTCACCGCTTGGGCGTGCTGAATGAGGGCGGCGTTGGCCCGGGACAGGCCGGCATAGAGGGCCTTGTCCTGGAAGTCGACGACGTATTCCAACCGTCCGGCCTGCGTGGGCAAGAGCACCCCCCTTCTTACCGGTGGAGAAAGTCCTCAAGGAGGCGTTCCGCCCGCATGATCTCCGGGGCCTCCGGGTCGCTCTCGGCTCCGGTGCGCTTGACGATGCCGAGGGCCTCTAGGAGATCCAGGCCGGCTTCGACGAGCCGGCGAGTGAGGACGGCCGCCCGGAACTCGGCTTCTTCTTCCAGGAGGGCAGGCAGGTGGCGGGCCATGACCCGGATGCGGGGGAGGCTCTCTTCGCGTAAGAGCGCGCTCAGGCTGAGGCCGTAGCCCCGGGCCACCCGGCAGAGGTAGAGTTCCAGGTCCTCCGTCGAATCGAGCGTCTTTACCGGCTCTGCGTCCTCCGGGTCTGCCGGTTCTCTGCCTGGTCCTTCATCTTCTCGGGCCGCCTCCCGAAGAGGAAAAAAGACTCAGCCTCCTGGCCCACGTAGCGCAGGAGCAGACCGTAGTAGTTCTCCCGCAGCTCTTCCGGGTCCAGCTCCGGGTCGGCCACCATGGCGGCCACGATGGGAGCCCAGTACTCGGCCATGACCTCGGGCTCTTCGAGCAGCGTCTCCTCTTCTTCGGTGAGCGGCCCTCCGTCCTCTTCGGAGAGGGCTTCACCCGCCTCCAGCTTGGTCTTCTTCATGCGCGCGCGCAGGCGCTTGAGACCCAGCTGCTGCGCCTCGCGGATGGAGAACTCCTGATCGGCCCGCCAGGGGCGGATGGTCCAGCTGATGCCGCTCGGTTCGTCTTCGGCGTCGCCGATGGCGGGCACATCCTTGAAGACGATGGTGTGCTCTTTGACGAAGTTCTTGAGATCGATTACGCCCATCTTTCAAATCCTCCCGATAGGTGGGCTTCCGTCGCCCCGACTCCGCTCGGGAGGGAACGGGCCGGGGCGACGGAAGAGTCGAAGCCGGGGGCTTAAGCGGTGTAGCTCGTCACCCCGTTCTTGACGGCGAGGGCCATCTGCGGATCGGCTCCGGTACAGCGGGCTTCCAGGCGGAGTTCCTGGGGCTTACCCTCCGGGTCGATGTTGAGCTTGGGCAGCGGGTTGCGGTACTCGGAAGCCGCCACGGTGATGGCGACCGAACGCTCCGGGCCGGGCGAGGAGTCGGTGTGCGTGAACGTGGTGGTGAAGCTCCCGGTCTGCACGGAGGCGGCCGGTTCGGCGTCGTCGGCCGGGCTTGCCGAGCCGAAGACCAGGGTGTTGTATTTGGCCGCCGTTATGTCGCCCATGACGGCGGCGTACTCCAGGTCGAGGGGGCCTTCCAGGATGTCGTAGAAGAAGTAGTCCTCTCCGGGGATCCCGGTCAGGTTGTTGTTGACGTTTATCTCCAGGGTATGCACCCAGGCGACGACGGAGCCGTCCACGGTCCAGGCACCCTTCGCCATATCCCAGGAGTACTTGTCCGTGACCGGCTCCTGAGCGGCAGGCGTGACCGGGGCGGCCGTCTTGTACTTGACCGCGCCCGCGCCCATGACCGACATCTGGCCCACGACCAGGCGGTCGGCGGCCGATACCAGGAGCTTCAAGGTGTTCACCTTGAGGTTGGGCACCACGTAGCGCACGGTGTCAATCTTGGTCCAGGCCGAAAACCAAGGGAGCGACACCGCCTGGCCAGGGTGGATGGTGTGCGTGAAGGGATCGGGGCCGGCCGAGGAGGCGATCTCCCCCATCGCCAAGTACAGGATGAGGGGCAGGTTCTTGAGCTGGGCCACGAAGTTGATCTGGCCGCCCGCGCCCATGTTGCCCACCACGGCGATGCCGTCCGAGACCCGATTGCCCTCGGCCGTGCGCTTGACCTGGATCTCCCGGTCAGGACCGAGGCTGGAACCGGCCAGGATGCGCAGGTCGTAGGCGGGGTTCGGGGGGATGGTGTCCTTGGCGGTCTGGCGCGCGATCTGGATGCTGGAAGCGTTCAGCTTCACTGGTCGTCACCCCCTCTCTTCGGGGTCGGCTTTTCCAGGACGGTGGCGCCGCGGGCGCAAAGGAAGCTGATCTCCTCCGCGTTGGCGGTCATGTAGGGGAAGTGGAACTCTCGGTCGCCCGCCAAAAGCACAGCGACGGGACCGTTCTCGTTCGCGAAAATGAGCGTGATGGGCTCTTCCAAGGTGGGTTCACCTCCTTTGAAAAGGTGTTCGGTTGAGGTCAGTAGTCGCGGCTCGCGCGGAAGCCGTAGCGGTAGCAGACGGCCCGCGCGAGTTCTCCGAACCGGTAGTCTTTGAGGCTCTCCACGTCCACCGGGGCCATCGGATAGGCCGAATCCCAGTAGCCGGGCTCATAGGCGTGGTCGGAGAGGATGAGGTGACTCAGGGCGTCTTGGTAGGCCCAGAGGTTGTAGTGGCATTGCGCTAGGTCTTGACCGGGATCGGCGATCACGGCCACGTCGATAGGAAGCTCCCAATCGTAGCCGCCCGTCATGGCGACCCCTACGGTGGGAGCTTGGCTGAAGAGCACGACCGCCGGCTTCTGGATGATGCGGTCGTAGTCGTACTCTTCCACGTAGGTGGCGACGATGTCCGGCAAGGCGGTGATGTCTACGTTCAGCTCGCTCCTTACGGCCGTCATGATGGCGGCGATGTCGGAGACGATGACCGTCCGCAGGCGCTCGACCAAGGGGCGACGCAGAAGAATGCTCATGAGAACATCCGCCTAAGAGCGAGCCCCAGCATGGTCTCCAGGTTGCGGTTCACCCGTACCAGGGCCTTCCGGCCCAGGTCGCGCCGGGAGATGCCGGGGTGCCGGGCTACGGCGCGAATGCGCCAGACGCCGGGCTCTCCGGCCCCGCCTCGGTCGGGTGGCCAGCGGAGCAATCGCGTAGCGCGGCGGGGGCGGATCAGATGTTGCCTCGCCCCTTCTTCCAACCAGCGAATCGGACCGTAGGCCGACCCGATGGTGAAGCGGGTACGCGAGGGATGGGTGATGGTAAGGCTCTGGGCCGTGCGGCCCGTGCCGTAGGGCCAGCGATGGGGAACGGAGCGCGCCCACTCTTGGCTTATGGCCTGTGCCCCTTGGGCTAGGATCGGTTCCACCACGCCCAAGGTGCGGCTGCGGGCCTCGGCCTGCGTGAGCAGGGGTCGGTAACGGCAGGTGATGCGATACGGCATCAGAGCTTCCGCCGATAGGACTGGATCAGCTCTAGGGCATCGTCGGGCCAGCGCCGCCAATCGATGATGAGACTGGGCTCCACCGCGCCCACGCGCGTGACGAGGGCGGCAGTGGCGGCCTGCTCGATGATGCGATAGCAGGCCAGCTTGAGGTCGGCGGGCACGGAAGCGCCGTGTCCGGCCGTGTAGGTGACGGTGACGTTCTTGCGGCCCAGGGGGAAGCCGCCGACCGACCAGATCTCGCCGTGGGGATACCAGGCGAACGAGGCGGCGTCGGCTACCACCAGGGCCACCCCGTCCACGGCAGCGGCCGTCACCCCTAACACCGGATAGTTCGCCAGCATGAGGCTGGAAGTACCGGTGCCGTCGTAGGCTTCGGCGGTGAAGGCGGTTGTCTCTATGGGCAGGTCCACGTACCGCCGCAGGCGGGTGGAAAGCCCGTTGATCCAGGCGGTAAGGAGGGCGTCCCTGACTAGGCGGTCCTCGCCTAGATAGGCTTTGGCCTCGATGAGGCTGACCAGTTCGACGGCCACGACCTACGCCTTCGGGCGGGTGCGCCGGCGACTGGTCTCGGTGGGCTCGGGACCGCTGAACGTCCGCTCGGGCTCCGTCTTTACCTCGTGGGCAAAGAGCGGCGGTCCGGCGAAGGTGCAAACAAGATAGTGGCCCACCTCGTCGGGGAGATCGTGTTCGCCGGCCGCGAGCGGCTTTGGATAGGCCGCGCCGCGGTAGGTTTCAGCTATGCGTATCCGCATGGGGCCGGACCTCCCGGTTTTCGGGTTGGACGGAAGACCGGGGCGGCACGGCTAGCGGACCGCCCCGGTTCAGGGGGAGAAGGGAGTCGCCTAGCTCACGGCGATGGTGTCGGTGACGTTCTTGCCGCAGACCACCAGAGGCTCGGTGACCGGGTAGCGCATCTGGAAGTCCTCCCGCATGGAGGCCACGATCTCGTCCGCACCCGCCACCACGTCGCGGAAGGACTCGATCATGGGCGCCCGCCGGCGGCCAAGCACGAACCCACTCGTGTTCACGTAGAGGACGGCCGTGTTGTCAGTGGTCGAGCCGTCGTAGACGGCGGAGGCGTTCAGGTCTTCGCGCATGAAGCCGGAGACGATGACCGGGCAGCCGTCGAAGTTGCCCACCTGGCCGGCCTTGACGGTGGCCTGAGGACCGAACTTGTCCACTGTCAGCACCTCGGTCAGCATCAGCATCTCCACGAGACCGATAGGAGACACGATCCAGGCGTTCTGGGCCGGGTTCACGCCGTACTTGCCCGCCAGGGCGCGCAGGTAGCGGAGCTTGGCGGTGGTGAGCACGCCGTTTATGTCGTAGTTCATGCCCGCCTGAGCCATGGCCAGCTTGCGCAGGCCCTTCCAACTCTTGCGCACGTCCTCGGTGGCGGTCACATCCGAGTCCTGATGGGTGCCGGTGGTGTCCCCGTTCAGGATGGCGTTCTCTTCACCGGAAGCGAGCGCCATGGCCAGGTCCTGCCGGATGAAGGGCAGCATGGCGATGATGGCGTCCTCTTCCACCTCGTAGGCCACCCGGCTGTAGGCGGCGATGGTCTTGCAGGTGAGGGTGACATCCCCGGTCAGGGACTCAGACTCGGTGGCGTTCACCGCCCGGGTCTTGATGTAGGCGGTGGCCGCCCCAGTCTGGGTGGGGATCTTGAAGGGGTCGTTGGGCATCTGGATCATGGTGAACAGGCCCGCCACCTGGCGCTGCAACTCGAAGAGCATGACCAGGTCGGGGCTGTAGCCGGTGGGAATCCACTCCGCCCCGTGGGTGGCGGTGCCGTCGTAGGCCGCCTTGCGCTCGATAGCTTCCTTGAGCCGAGCGTGAGTCTGAGACTGCTCCGGCCGCCACAGGGGATCGTGACGCTTCACGAAACGCAGGACTTCGAGGGCGTCCTGCAACTCGAAGATATCCTTCATCTCCTCGTCGCCGCTCGCCCGGGAGGGCAGGCGCATCTTGCGCTCGAAGTCGGTGCGGGTCTTGGCTTCCCGGCCCTCGACCTCGAAGGCCCGCCGCAGGACCGGGGCCTCGTCCAGCTTCTTCACGGCCGCCGAAAGGTCGGTGACCTCGGTCGCGATCTGCTCCAGCTTCTTGTTTACGTCCGCGGGCACCGCGCCCGTGAACTGGGTCTTGGCTTCGCCGATGGCCTCGACGAGCGTCTTCACTGAGGAGGCCAGCTCCTCTTGGGCCACCTTGAGCTCTTCGCTCACGGCAAGCACCTCCTTTGAAAGATTCGGGTTCGGGCATGAAACAGACCCGCATATGGCGGGCCTCCTTCAACAAGGCGGGATGTGGCTATGTGCTACGAGGCGATCTTGGCGGCCGCCTCGCGGATGGTCAGGATGTTGCGCTGCACTAGGTCGAGGAGTCCGTCTAGGGGCTCCTCTTCACGAGTGGCGGCTAGACACTTGGCTTCCAGGAGCAGGCGGGCGTTCTCTAGGTCGCCCAAGGCCCGCCGGACCTCCTCTTCTCGGCCCTCGGCCTTGATCTGCTCCACGAGTTCACCCAGATAGGCGGCTTCGTCCAGCAGCAGAAGGAGGGGGTCCGATCCCTCGACGGCAGCCCATAGAGCGTTCCAGTCCTTGGGCTCTATCTCGTCGCCGGTCACGTCGAGGTGCCTGCGCGGCCCCCGGTGAGTCTGCTCCCATTCCCCCCGGATGGCCCGCGCCCCCTCGGTGTCTACCTCCACAGGGGCGAGCACGTAGGCCAGGCGCTGTTTCACGTCCAGCACTCGGGCCAGATCATTCGCGGGCATGGGGGTGACCGAATACTCGAACATCTGCCAGGCGGCCACCTCGCGAATGAGGAGATCATTCTCCTTCACCATCTTGATGGCCCCGGCATCGGGCTTCCAGCCGATGGAGAGGCCGTTGGCGGTGCCCTCGCGCATGTTGACGAGCGTCTCCAGGCCGGCCGGGGTGTCGTAGAGCTTGCCCCGGGTAAAGACGCCCTCGGGTCGGTCCTCGAAGGCCAGGCTCTTTCCCACCGGCTTCTCGTTCTGCATCCAGCCGTGACCGTAGTAGACGGGCAGGGTGGGGTTGCCCTTGATGGTGGCCGCGCCCGAGCCGGGCAGGAGGCGATCCCCCCATTCGTCCACGTTTCCGTAGAAGGCGCAGTAGCCCTCGAAGGTGCCGTTGTCGGGGTTCACCTTGAACTCCTGGGGAGGTAGGAACTTCACCTCCCGAACATAGGTGAGGGGGTTCATCCTAGCGACCTCCTAAACTCTCGGGAAGCACAAACTCGATATCGCACCGGCAGCGGGGATGAGCCAGCGGCTGGTGGTGTCCGGTGGGGAACGGTTCTTCCAAGGGGATGGCCCCGGCCGCCTCGTTCAGGAGACAAGCGACCTCTACCCGAGCGTCCCCCATGGTGCGCCAGCGCTTCTTTTCGATGACCCCGCTCCTGCGGGCCACGGCTACCTTGGCAGCCACGTAGGCGTTCCCGGTCTCCGCTTGGGCGGCGATACCCGCCCGCCACTGGCGGTTGCGGTCGTAGTAGCCCAGGATGCGTTCCCGCAGCTGCCACAGAGTCTCGCCGTTGGCGATCCCTTCGGCCAACTGCTCCCGGATGGCCTTGACCGTGGTAGCGGTGACATCGGCGGCGAAGCGCACCTGTTGCGTGCGGACCAGCTCCTGCACGAGGTCGTCGGCCGGGGTGAGGTCCAGGCCGATGCCCACCTGCTGCATGGCCGAAAGCCCCCGCCCGGCAGCCCGGAAAACGGCCGGCGCGATGGCCTCCTCAAAGGCGGCCGCTTCCGCTTGAGCGTCGAAGAGCAGAGTCACGGCCGCGTCCAGGTCGCCCGGTAGCGATCCCCCGGCGGCGATTATCTCGTTGAACTTGGCCGCTACCCGGAAGGCTTGCAGGATGAGGGCCGCTTCCAGCAGGCGCAGAAGGTCGCGCTCCTCTTCGGCGTCGGTGCCCGTCGCCTGCTTGCGCTCCACCGCTTTGCGCCCGTTCGGAGACGGTTCTGGAAGCGGCTCCACCTCCAGAGTGGGGTTGCCTCCGACGGCCATGTTCACCGGCGCCCAGAGCTTGTCTCCGCCCTCAATGGGAGGCAGGTTCTCCCACTTGCGCTTCTCATCCGGGGTGATCCACCAGGCCTTGGAGCCGGCTTCGGCCCGCTCGGCGAACTCCGGTCGCAGCACATCGTCCATGAGAAGCTCAATGAAGAACTCCTCCCCGAACTCCCGCGCCAACTGTCGGGTGAGCCGGCTCTCGATACGGCGCACCATGGCTCGGATGGGGCCTTTGTACCAGGCCCGAAACATGGCGTCCGCGTTCGAGTAGTTCACGTCGCGCACGAGGCCGGCCACGGCCGGGGAGGTGCGATAGGCCAGAAACACCGTCTCTTGGGCGTGCTGCTGACCTTCCAGCCACTGGGCATCTCTTTGGGAAAGAGAGGCGCCGTCATATTGTAGGCCCTTGTCCAGGACCGCTACCCGGCCATACCGGGATACCCCCCGGTGGACCTGCTCCCATTCCCCCCGGATGGCCCGCCGCTCGGTAGCGAGCAGGTCTTGCTCGGTGCGCAGCACCCCGCCGGGAATGGCCCCGTTTTCAAAGAAGTGGCGGTTGTAGCGAGAGGCGGAGAGGTCCACTTCGATGCCCAGGCGGCAGGCGGTGATGGGGCTGAGGCCCCGCCATTCGTTCGTGGGGTTGGAGAGCTTGTAGAAGATGACGTCTTTCGGATCGTAGCTATAGCCCCGCTGACCCACCACGTACTGATAGCCCACCAGGCCCTCGCGCTCGTTCACGATGGGGCCGAACCGATCCGGCCGCATGAGCAGGAGTTGCACCGGCCGGCCGCCTCGGCTACGCACCTTCTCCACCGGGGCCTCGCCCCCGAGAAGGAGCGAGACCACGAGGGCGTGGAAGAACTCGAATCCGTCTTGAGAGGGGTTGGGCTGAGCCAAGAGGTCCACCAAGGGACCGTCCCCCACCACCTCGCGTTCTTGTCGGTTCGGCCCTCGGCGAGCGTAGACCTTGCGGGGGAAGCTCGCGATGGTGTCGGCCCAGGCGGTAACCACCGAATAGAGGACGTAGCTGGCTCCGTAGAGGTTCTCAGCCGCCTCCTGGAAGCTGGCAGAACTGGTGGCGGTGGTCGAGGCCGGAGCCTGGAAAGGAGACCCGGAGTCCTGGAACTGATCCCAGCGCGCATCGCCGAGACGCCGGGGACCGGTCGCGACCGAGTTCATGAGCAGGTCTAGGACGCCCACGCCGTCACCCCCACGAGACTGATGCCGGCCGCCAGAAGAACTGCGGACAGGACCAGGTTCACCGGCCTGAAGTCCGGTCCGAAGAGAACCAGGCGGACCTGCCAGGCCCAGTAGGGCAGGGCTCCCAGGATGAGAGCCCCGCCCACGAAGAGGGCCAGTGTGCGGTACCAGATCACCCGCCGGCTCTTAGCCGTACTTGGCCGTGAGTGCGCGGTCGACCACCGGAGCCTTGCCGGCCACGGAGGCGCAGCAGTAGAACTGGGTCTTGGCCGAGTCGGTGATGGCGATGACCGCCTTGCCGGTGGCGTCGGTGAGCACGGTCAACACCTTCTTGGCCGTGATCACGCCGATGTCAACCCCGGTGGTGGCCGTCACCGTGCCTGAAGCGGTGGTGCCGGTGACGCCGGCCCCGGCGGCTTCGTCCGAGAGCCAGAAGTTGATGAGTTCACGCCGGGTGAGGTTCGCCCCGTCCCCGTCCTTGAGTTGCACGGTGACGTTGCATACGTTGGAGGTGCCGGCGGCGGCGGCCACCGTGAGGGCGGCCACCTCGCCGGTAGCCAGGCCGGCGATCAAGGCTTCCCGTTGGACGTCGTTCAGACGCCAGAAAGCAGAGACGATGGCGGCTTCGGCGAGGTTGTGTCCGGGGCGTACTGCTTCGGCCATGAGGTAGGGCCTCCTTCTCTATTAGCGGCGGGCCAGGCGGCGCACACGTTCGCGTTCGCGCAGGCGCTGTAGGGCGAACGGCTCGTCTTCATCCCACGGGGCGTCCTCGTCAGAGCCCAGGACATCCTCGGTGTTTTCGATCTCGGCTTCGTCGTCGTCTGGGAGCAGGGAGGGGCGCTCGCGCACTACTTCGGAGATCACGCCGTACCGGAGGGCGTCACAGTTCGACACTAAGAAGCCGTTGGCGAAGAAGGTGCCGTCGGAGGTAGCTAGGTTGTAGACGGCGGCGGTGGCTCCGGTGTCAGCGACCGCGACGGACGAGCTCGGTTCGACATTGACGGGAGCAAGTGCGCGTCGGTTCATAGCGATTGACGCGAAACATAACTGCGCACCCGAAGTAATGGTTCGCGGCGTTAGGCGAGGTAGGGTAGCGGGTGTACTTCTTCCCGTTGTAGAGAGCAACTTCCGTTGTAGGCTTGATGCCCTTCGCCATAGACGCTCTCCCGCCAGAAGAGAAGCGCTTTTCCAGGCTCCGGCACCCGTCAGAAACGGATGCTCTGCGGTACAGGATACCGTATTAGCCTCATCGCCCACTACCGTCAGGGGCCTGACTCCGGTAAGCGTGGGACCGACGGCGACTCGACCGATTCCGAGATGTGTGTAGACCTCATCTCCTGCGGCTAGCTCTTCGATAGGACAATCGCCCATGGGCGTCGCGACCATCGTCCCCGCTGGGAAGCATGCATGATTATTCATCTTCTCGTTGGGAGAGTCGTTCGGCCCCCACTCGTACAGGCCGAACTCCCGGATCAGGTTCTCGCAGCGGGGATGGATATAGAGCAAGGGGTGACCGTCGGCCTGCACCTTGAGGAGCGCTTTCACGGCATTCACGCCCACCCGCACGGGGTTCCCGCCCCCGCCGAAGCGGTGCAGGGCCGGGGCCGCCTTGGCCTCGAAGCGCGCCCGGCGCATGTCCTTTATGCCGTCCGGGCTACGGGGGTCGCAGTAGAAACGCTCAGGCATGAGCCGGGAACCGCCCAGGCGGCCGAAGTACTCCTCCAGGCGTTCGCAATGCTCGGCGGTGGTCTTGTGGGTGACGTAGTACTCGGCGTGGACGTAGACCTTGCCCTCGGGGAGCACCTGCACAGCCAGGACCACGAACGGGTCCACGAAGCCGAAGTCCACCCAGCCGGAGACCGGCACCTCGGGCACCAGCTCGATAGGCCGCACGTGGACGTCGGGATCGAAGCCGTCGTAGACGACGCCGGAGAAGGTGGTGAACTCGGCCCCTATCTCCTGCCGGAAGAGGCTAGAGTCCATCTCCTCTTCCATGGCCACTATCTCCGGGTCGTTCCGGCCTCCGGGATAAAGGACCGGGTTTCGCCAAGAGGGCAGCTGCCAGGCTGCCCAATCGGGGGCGTCGTTTGCCTTGTTGTAGGCGTCGTATATCCAGTTGCGACCCCGGGGCGTGGTCGAGAAGACGGCCACCCCGTGATAGTCCCCCAGCGTGGGGCGCACCAGCTCGCGCCAGATGTGGCTCTTCAGGCGGGCGGCCTCGGCCATGATGACCCCGGTAAGACCCTCGCCCACGATCTGGTCTTCCTTCTCCTGGGAACGCACCTCGATGGTGGCCCCGTTCTCGATCTGCAGAAGGTAGCGGCCGCCCACCAGGTCCATGACGTTCTTCTTGATCCGCACTTGGCCTTTGCGGGCGAGACGCATGATGTCGGAGCGGAAGAGCCGGAACTCCTTGAGACAGAGGCCGGCCGTAGGCCCCACGATCCAGATGTAGGAGTCGGGGATGTAGATAAGGGGACCGAGCTCGCGCGGGCCGGATTCGGTCTTTCCCGTGCGCCGGCCCATGACCATGAGCTTGAAGCGGGCCTCGGAGTCGTGCATCAAGCGCTGAGCGGCGTGGGGCTGGTAGCCCACCAAGCGCCAATAGCGCTCTTTTACCTCCGGGGCAAGCAGCTGCTGGATGCGCCGGCGCACCTCAAGAGGGTTCACCCTACTCCTCGGTAACAGTCATGCGCACGTCCTTGTCCACCCGTTGCCCGGAGGAGGTGACCACCTGGATGGTGTACTGGTAGACCTGGCCGGAGGTGCCGTCCTGAGCCAACCAGTAGACCTTGGTGCCGTTGAAGGAAGGGGCGGCGGCTCCACTCCCCAGGACGGTAGGAGCATCCTGTCCCCCGGGGTGCGACTTGGCCGCCATGGTCATGGTGGCAATGGTGTCAGGCACCCCAGGGTTGGTGACGTTCACCAGGCGGTTGGCGAAGTCGCACACGCACCAGATGCGGTCGTAAGGCTGCTTGGTGAAGGCATCGACAGCCAAGATGGACCCTCCTCTGGGCGAGAAAAGACGGGACGGGAGACCGGCCTTACTCGGGCTCGGTGAAGCTGGTCCCTAGCGCGGGGACGGCGAAGCTCTGCGGCGAAACAGCGGTGGTGAAGCTGGAGGCCGCCGCCACCGCCGCAAAGGCCGTGCCTTGAGCCGGAGCCGCATACGCGGTACAGGGTGGCACGGCGACGACGAAGCTGGAAGCCTGGGCAAGAACGGTGAAGGCTAGAAATGCAAGGCAAGCCTGCTCGACGGCCGCGGCGGAAGTCAACAATCCCCAGGAGGCCCCCAGTCCTGCGTCTGAGTGCGCCGGAAGCGCTCCGACCACGGCAGGGGCACCACTGTCGGTACCTGAACCGGGGTCGGCCGATGGGGTCAGAGCAATGACGGCAGTCGCTCGCCCGGCGTCGACGCCTATGCCGCCGTCGCTTCCGGCAACACGGATCACGGCGTAGCTTTGCCCTAGCGATAAGCCATGGCCGGAGTCCTGCCCGAGGCCAAGGCGGGCGATGCTATCGGGCGTGCCCGCGTCTTGGCCGGCCCCGCCGTCCACCCCGGCTCCCAAGAGCACGGGCCAGGGGACCACAGCCCCGGCCAGGTCGTACCAAACAGCGCTGCGAAGAAACGCGCCAGCGTCGGTAGAGCCCCCGGTATCCGAGCCGGGGGCCGTGGCGACCACGCGGTCCAGCTCTTCGGAGGCGTCCGTACCCTCCCCCGCGTCCGCGTAGGGGCCCAAGCGGATAACGCGCAGCGGCGATCCAGCGTCCGAGCTGTCCCCGGAGTCGGTGCCGACGTGCAGGGCGGTGAAGACCACGGCCCCGGAAAGGTCGTAGAGAAGACTGGGCGTCGCATTGGGCTCGAAGTACAGGTCAATATCCCCAACGGCAGGACTCGTGAAGTAGCTCACCCCGTCGGCCCACGGCACCATAGGCGCTGAGCGAGACAGAACAAACTCCACCTGGAAGCTATTGACACCTGAGGCGCGCAGCGCGGATAGGTCGATTGTGTGCCATTGGCTATCGGAGGTACCCGGCCCAAAGGTGACGCCGCCAATCGGAAAGGCGGCATCGGGCACCAGACTCCCCGCCCCGTCGTAAACCCGCACCGTGACCGATTCCCCCGCCCGGATGGGGCCGCTCCGGGTGAAACCCTCCATGTAGCGCAGTCCAGGGGAGCAGTCGCTTGGCCCTCTCCCGGTACCAGTCTTGAACCGTAGCTGGATGGGGCTAGCGGTATCGCCCAAGAACAGCGGCGTACGGAGCGTACCGGTGGTAGCTGCGCCGGTGATCCCTACGAAGGCGTCAGAATCACCCGCCATAACCTGGAAGACAGAGGCTGACTGGTAGGTGTCCAGGTAGCCATCAACCCCGGAATGCTTCCCTCCCGAGAATGACCACATCCGGTTCCCACTGAGCCAAACGAAGAAGTCCACGCCCATACCGGCGTTGCTGTTCCAGGTGTCAACGGCGATGTTAGGGCCGACCGTTTCCGCCCCTATGGTCGGGTAGGCGGGACCGATAGAGAAGAAATAGCCTTGCCCGGTATTGGCGTCCCGCCAGACCTTAGCCTGGAAGTCCCACCGACGAATGCGCACCTTCCAGGTATCGGTGCGCTGCCCCCCCAGAGGGACTCGGTTGGGATCATAGTCCAGCCAGACCCGAGAAACCCAGTACTCATCGGGGGCCTGGAACCACATGGGAAGTACGCCGGTTTCTCCACCGGCGGCCCCCTCGGGTCGGGAATACACAAGCTCAGCCCAGTAGACGAAGGAGGCGGCATCTATGGCCTCACCGCCGTCCCCCCCGGGCTGCCACTCGTTATTGCGGCGGCCCCACTGGTAGATGCACGACCACGGCCGGGAAGGGTCGAAGCTATAGTTATTGGACCACCAGGCCAGCAGCGCGGCGGTGAAAGGGTCGTCTGCTTCGCTCGTGACATACCCGGAGTCGTACTTCTGTGCGGCGTAGCTCTGGAAGGGGTCTCCGCGCACTACCCATAGGCCGGGGGCGTCGTTCGGGAGGTCGCCCCCCAGCTCTGCCGCCGTGTGGTACACCAGCCGATGCCCCTGAGCCGCAACGCGCCGGAAAGGCAATCGCTGGGGCGGGGCGGCGGGGTCGGGAAAGAACCAGTCGCCGTCTTGCACTAGGCCTTGCGTAGAGAACCGGCGGTGCCCAGTCGAGATAGACTGTAGGGCGTAGGGCTCGCTCAAAGCGGCTTCCATCGCCGCGTTGTAGTCGGGGGCATCCCGCAGCCAGATGGGGTCTCCCGCGCACCAGAATGCCTGCGTAGCATCGTAGAAGGTCCGGACCACCGTTACGTATACCGGACAGGCAAGCGGAATCTGAATATCAGCATACCAGGGGGAAGGCGTTTCTCCCGTGTAAGTGGCGGCTAGAGTTCCCTGAAACTCGGCGATAGAGGCTGAGTCGGGATAACCCATCGCCGTATATATACGGTCGGTTGCACCGGGGCCACGTGGCGCCAGCCCTACCCGCAGATGCCCCCGGGCCTCATCAAGCCAGGAGTGATACCAGATGTTAGGCAGAGCCTTTGCGTCGGCCACGCTTACACTACCAAGATACGCGTGTAATTCGCTCCCGTGTAGAGGATGGGTTCGTTCTCCCCCCTCGTGAACCAGTCGGTGACTGGGTAGGCATAGAAGAACCGGAATGTGAACTGTTGGTTACTCAATGGGAAAGTTAGCCCAAGGTCCGCAATGGGCACACTGTGCTGTGTCTGTATGTTGGACCCGCTGACCAGGTCGCTAATCTCGAACCAAAGATGAGTGCCGGACCCACCACTCGCGGTCACAGTTACTGCGTACTCCGCAAGCGTGGCACCCGGCGTCAGCACACAGAACACTGCGCTGGCAGATAGCAGAGAGGTCTGCGTGGACGCGGAGCCGCAGCCGACCCCCGCCTTGACGTCTTTTGTTCCAGCGAAGCCTTCGCCATCATCCACGAAGCCTCCCCGCTCGACGGCGTCGGCAGGCGGACTCAGGCTGTAGGCTATGGCTCCAGCAGAGTACACGATGAGCGAGGCCGCCGCCGGAGTAGCGCTTACGGCTGTAGACCAGGCTCCGTCCGTGTAACCGGCCGCCGTTCCCTTGACCCGGAACCAGTACTTGGTACCGTTGGTAAGAGAACCCACCGTCTTGCCGGAAGTGGCCGAAGTGGTGGAGCTAGCGCCACTCCAGTCAGCCGGTTCGGTGGCGCCGGCCTTGTACTCGACGGTGTAGCCCGTGGCGTTCGCCAGGTCGGGCCAATCCAGCACGGATTCGCCGTTGCCGTTGGAGGCGGCGACGGTGCCCACCTGACCCAGCGTGGGCTTGCTGGTGGGCGTGTTCCCGGTGTCGGTGGCTAGGCCGGTGTCGGAGCCCGTGAGCACGAGCAGGGCCACGCTCAGGCCGGTGTCGTCGGACGTACCGGCGCTCACACCGATACCCAGCGCCTTGAGCAGGCCGGGGGTGCCTTGCTCGGTGCCGATGCCGGTGTCCGCACCCGAGGGCAGATCGCTCGCGGTCGTGCTCGGGGTCGCCCCGGTATCCGCGCCCTCTCCGGTGCAGACCCCACCGAGCAACCGCAGAGCCACGCTGACCCCCCCATCGGCGCTCAAGCCGGTGTCTACTCCCCCGGGGAGGGCCAAGCTGGCAACGGGGCTGAGGCCGTCCTGAGGTAGGGAGAGGCAGGCAGGGGTAGAGCCGGCTCCGTGGGGGTCGCCCAAGATGGCCCGCTTCTGCACGTAGATGGTAGTCGGAGCCTCGGTGATGGGGCCGGGTAGGCTGAGGGCCGCGCCCCAACCCAGGAGCCAATCCACGCCGTTTACCCCCAGCCGATAGCGGTCGGGGTAATCCCCGGCCAGCCCTATCGTGTAGGGGCCATTGCGCTCCTCGTCCGGGTCGCAGGCCACCAGGACGGGCACGCTGGAGGACAGACCGCCGACAACCGTGTTGCCACAGTCCACGGGGTCGGTCCAATCGCCGGCCGAGAACTCATCGGTCCCGCCCGGCTTGTAGGCGCGAATCGCCACCGGCGAAGGCTCCTAGTCCTCGGTGAAGGTCAAGCTGCTCGCGGCCACCCGGGGGGTGTCCCCTTCGGCGTAGACCTTGCTGAAGGTCGAATCCACCCCGCGCAGGGCACTGCCGGAGACGGCGTTAGAGAGATGATCACAGATGGCCCAGCCGACGATGGTCTCCGAGCCGTTCCCAGCGGGGATGGCGGTGAAGTCCTGGTCTGTGGTGGGGCCGGTCATCTGCTCCTTGTCTGAGACCGTGGTGATGGAGCTGAAGCTCATGGCCTTGCGGGCGTACCCGGTGTAGGTGACCTCTATCCAGGTGGAGGGGTCATCCGGGTCCGTCATGGTCGTGAGCAGGGCCAGATAGCTGGTGGCCGGGGCGGTGATGCTGGTGCCCTTGAGGACGTTGAGGACGGCGCGGGCATGGGCGATGGTCTTGCTCATGGTGCCTCCAGGATGGGGGGAACGGCCGAACCGGCGGAGCCGGGTTGTTGCCGGGGACAAAGCCCCGTGCGGCGCGTGTTAGCTCAGGGCGAGGGCGCCGCCTTTAGAACACGAAAGCCGCCCGGGGGCGGCCTAGTTCACGTCGGAGGGGAACTGTGGGTCCACGCTCATGTCGGTGCCCTCGGTGTCCCCTTCGTCGGCCTGAGCTTCTGAGAATTCTGTCGTAGTAGTTCTCGATGGCCGTCTTTTAGTCGCCGGGCCTTCCGGCCCCGGTAGCGAGCCGCGCTCTATGAGCGGAGCGTCGTGCCAAGAAGAGAGGCGCTGGAGCGTTGGTGACCGAAAATGGCAACCACGACGTAGAGAGGGACGATGCTTACCTGCCGGAGCCGGCCGCGATCCGGACCCCCTACCCCCCGCGATGCGGGCTGCATAATCGCGTCGCAGCCGCGCATGATATGCAGCCGCGCGGCCTAGACCTGCGTATGCGTGCCGCTTTGTAGCAGAGTCCGGGACACTGAGCCGCATCGGCCGTTACTTACCTGCCGGAAAGTTAGGTGCGCACGTCACCTATCTGTCCCGTGTGCGCTGGCGACCGTCACTCACCGCGCGCCTCGACCGCTACTAGCTCAGACTCCGCGCGCGCCGCATCCTCCGGGACCGAGACCACGGCCCGCAGTACATCGGTGCTACCCTCCGCAAGTGCCATCCGGCAGGCGCGCTCCAGGGCCTCGATACGCGCGGCCGCCACGAAAGCGTCGATGCTTTCGTCGGCGGCCTGCTGCGCCTTTGGACCGTAGCCCCACGCCCGCACCTGCTCACCCATGATCTTGTACGCGCCGATAGCCTCGCGCACGCTCATGTCCGCGATGCTGTCCTCACTCTTGATCTTCGCCAGGCAGCCGATGACTACCTCGGCCGAGCCGCGGATGATCTCCTGTAGCTGCAGCGACTGCACGCGCTCCCACTCCTCGGTGGACAGCGCATCGAGATAGGCGCGCACGCTGCCCTCCGCTATCCCCAGTGCGCGAGCGGTCGCTGCCTTGCTGCCGAGGCGCGCGTATACCGCCGGGATCGCCGCGCGCACAGCGGGAGGGATGGTGCCCGGCCCGCGGGCGCTTTTGAGCATGCAGTCTCTCGCAGCAGCCATCTTGTACCTCCCCGGCGAGAAATCTTTCGGATTCGGGCCGAAACCCCTTGACATACATCTCATACCCTGGTACGATACAGGTATGAGATAGAGATGCTATCTCACCTGACACGCCACCGGGGGAGCCCCGGGAGAGCGAAAGGAGACGGAGGATGAACCAGGAGCAGGTCAAGATCAAGATCATCGCCCTCGACGAATCCCAACCCCACCAGCTCTTCGAGCACTACTCAAGCCAGTCCAAGCCCCAGGATGCCTATATCAGCCTCGACCTGCGGGATGGAAACTTCACCGCCGACGTGAATCGGGAGATCGGGAACGCCGAGCCCATGGATGTCTGGCACGGTGTCGTCGTGCGCTGGTACATGCCCCCCCTCATGGCCGCGACTGCCAATCGCCTCATGGGGAAGATCGCGCCGCTAGCACAGCGGATGTTGGACGGCAGCGAGATTGAGTGGGACGGCTCGAACTACATCGGAGTCATGACGAGGTACACCGAAGAAGACATCGACGGCGCTATCGCTGACGCGATCGAGGCTGCGGTGGAGGACGCGCAGTACGATTTCGAGATCTGCTGGAAAGCCGGCACCGACTGGTACGCCGAGGCCGTGATCGACATGCTCCGCCCCGAGACGACCGACGCCGAGATCGAAGAGTGGATGGACGACGACGAAACCCCGGTCGATTTCCCGGCCGCCGTGATCGACCGCGACGCGATAACCGCTTGGATGCGCGAGTGCCGGGACGAACTGGCCGCCGAGGCCGCCGATAGCTGAACCTCCCCCGCCTGATGAGGCCGGGTGGCTCCCGGCCGAAACTCCGCTCCGGCGGGGTCGCGAGGACGCCAACAAAGGAAGGGAGGCCACGATGACGGTTCAGTGCCCGGCGTGCGGGACTACCTATGAGGGCCGCGACGGCCCCGATGGCGTCGAGGGCTACGATCCGGCCAGAAACCGCTGGGTCAGCTACTGCCCCACCTGCTCCGCCCCCAACCTGGAGTGGGCCGAGGACGAGGGCGACGAGGTGCAGGTCGACCTGGGGGGCGACGATGGCTAGCCGCACCACCATCTATCTGCCCGACGCCGTCGAGGAAGTCCTGGGGCCCGACCAGGCCGAGGGCCGATCCGGCCGGATCACCACCATCCTGCTGCGCTACCGGGAGATGGTCGCAAGCTCGACCCCGGCGCTCACGGAGGCGGAGTGGTGCGCGGTCTGCGACGCGCTCAACGGCACCATCCTCGACGCGCGCGCCGGAGCGGACCCGCTCCGCCTCCTGTGGGCGGAGATCGCAGACGCGGACCGGCTGGACGGGCTGGGGGCGAAGTGGGGGATCGACGCCCCGGCCCTGGTCACGCGCCTACAGGAGATGGGCTACCCCGAGCTGGTGGCGGTCGCCGAGGTGGTGGCGCGCTTCTGGAGCCGTACCGACCTGCCCCGGCTGGAGGCGCTCCGGCAGGCGGGGGCGCGGTTGGCGGAGTAGCCTACGGTCGGCGGATGGAATGAGTTCCCAGTTTATAACCCCCTACCTCATTTCGTATAGGGGTAGGGGGTATATTTGCAGGCAGTTTCAGCCTTATGCCCTCTAGCATGGTTTTGCCGCGCGCGACGATCCGTCCTGCCCCGGCCGCCCTCTACCGCGCGCATAGGGAGAGTGGCATCGCTCCCCGGCGGCCGGTCTCCCGGCACGCGCACGCTACGCGGATTTGTTCCGCCCCTGGATTGCTGCCCAGGGGGGCGCTGCCTTGCGCGGTGCTCTGACCGCGCGCCGGGTTGACTCTCTGTCACCCGTCCGGGCCTTGGCTCGCTGTACCCGGACGGCCGGGGCATCGCTACCCCGGGAGCAGGCGCCTACGCGCCCACGCGCAGTTGTCCGACAACTAATATACGTGTCGATGACTCTTGACAGTCTAATCGGGAGGGTATAGACTGTCCCTATCACGCAAGAGCGCCCGCACCGTTTGCCGACGGCCGGGCGCATGAGCAGACCTGATAAGGAGGTCCGCCATGTCCGAGTCTAGCATCCCCACCCTTGTCCGGTGGCCCTGGATGCACCGTGCCGGGGACTATCCCGAGACCGACCAGGAGCTGTTTCAGCTGCTCGCGCGGGCCATCTTCCAGACGGGACTAGGGCCAAAGATCGTAGAAATCCGTTGGCCTACCGTCTTGGCGGCCATGGATGATCTCGACCCGGCTGTAGTCGCCGGGTACACCGACCAGGACGTCTGTCGTCTCATGGTCGACCCCGGCATGATTCGCAATCGGCGCAAGGTCGAAACCATCATCTGGGCCGCGCGCATCTGGACACAAGCACTGACCTGGAACCTCATTCCCCAGTGGCAGGAATCAATTTATCAGCTGTACCGGCTCCACGGCTTCCACGCGGCCGGCCGGTCCTTGTGTGAGACCTTCCCCCGCCTGCTCCGACCTACTGCTGAGCTGTTCCTATTCGCAGCCGGATTCCGCTTCCGCCCCGCCGGGGACGACCCCGAGCGGGCGTGCTACGGGGGCGCGCGATGAGCGCCGCCGCGGCCCGGGCCGATATGGAGCGGCGCGCGTGCCATATGGCGCTGGTCCTAGTCTGGGCCGATATCTACGCCTACCTAGAAGAGCGCTACCCGCTGATCACGCCTCCCCCGGGCTCAACCGACATCTCGCTGTACCTGCCTTCCGGCGGGCTTTGCCGGGTCTCAGTGGCCGGCCTATGAGCGGCCACCTGTACTGGTCCCCGACGCTCCCCGCTCACGCCGTCCTCGACGAGGGAGACGGCGGGCTCCTGATCGTGCCTATCGTCCCCGGCGGGTACGCGATGCGGCGTCCCTACGTCGGCTCCCGGGCGGCGCTCAAGCCCTGGCGCACGTCTGAGGCGCAGCTCTTGGCCCTGCTCGGGGATGATGCCTTCGTATCCACGCGGGACGTGGCCGCGCTTGCGACCGTCACCGAGGCTGCCGTCCAGCAGTGGCGCTACCGCTACCCGGATTCCACTCCGCAGCCGGTCACCGCGGCGGCCGCAGGTGTGGTCGCCTACTACCTCCGGTCGGACTGGCTCGCCTGGCTGGCGGCCACCAAGCGGCTCCGAGCGGACGGCACCCCGATCCGGCAGCCCTCCCGCTGGGATGCGGCCGTCCCTACGGTCGGCGAAACGGATGAGTCCCCAATCTCGGGAGGAAAGACCGATGGCTAAGACCAAGCTACCCACCGTGCTTACCGATGAAGAGCTTGCCCGCCTGCTCGCGCCTCGGGCGATAGGCGACCGGCGCTCGGGAGTCTACGCCCGGGACCGCATGTTGCTGCTGCTCCTGGCGGGCTCCGGCCTGCGCGTGGGCGAGGCTACCGGCCTTGCCCGCGATTGGCTGGACCTGGCCGGCAAGAGCCCCTGCCTGCGCGTCCCCCAGGAGTGCTCCAAAGCAGGACCGGGGCGGACCGTCTACCTGGGCGGCCGGATCGCCGGCGAGCTGGCGGCCTACGTGGCCGCCCTGCCGACTGAACAGCAAGCCCTATTCGTCACCCGCACCGGCCGGTCCCTAGATCCTTCCCACGTGCGCCGGCTCTGCAAGAAGGTGGCCCGGCGCGCGGGTCTGAGTCCAAGTCGGGTGCATCCCCACGCTCTGCGTCATACCTACGCCCGCCGCTGGCTGGAGGCGGGCGAGAACCTGCTCGATCTCTCTCGCCAGCTGGGGCACGAGCGGGTGCAGACCACGAGCCTCTACCTGCGGGTCGCCTCCCCGTATCAGGCCGATGCCGCCGTACGGGCCGATCTGTGAGGCAGGGGTAACGGTCGGCAATGCGAATGCGTTCCCATAGGATTAGGATTGCCGGTAAGAGACCGTCCGAGGGAAGGAGAAAGTCATGCGCGCAGTGGATCAACCGCCTGAGCCACCCAAGAACCGCAAGCGCTGGCATACGTGGGTGATCGTCGCGGGCGTTCTCGGTCTCTTTGTGGCCGCTGCCGCCGGTCAAGACAGCATCGAGCGTACCGAGCAATCCTCGGGCACACAGACCGGCCGGGTCGTGATCGTGCGAGACAGCATCGCCATGGAGCGGATCGGAGGGGAAGCCGTCGTGGTCAGCGGCCGGGTGGAGAATGCCGGCGATGTGCCGGTGCGCCTCGTCGAGGTCCGGGCTACCGCGGTCACCCAGGACGGAGCCGTCATAAACACGAGCACGAGTTACGCCGACTCGGACGTGATCGCGCCCGGCGACACAGCTACCTTTTCGGTGTACATCGACGACCCCGAGGGACTGGTCGCCGACGGCCGGGTTAGACTCGAAGGCTGGCGGGAGTAACGGTCGCCCATCCCCATGAATCGCCTTGGTCCAGCAACAGCCCAAACGCGCTCAAGAGGGCCGCTGCCGCTTTGCCCTAGCCAGGGGGAGTCGACACGGGGATTCTCGGCCGGGAGAGTCAATCTTGGTGCAGCCTGTGCCGGTCTTACGGTGGGCGAAGGTGATGAGTTCCCGGTCTTCAAGGACTCCCAAGAGACACGAAAGCCGCCGTGGCGGCAGCCTAGCAGTTGAGACAACCCTTGCTTCTTAGCACACCGTGCCATATCTGTAGCGCTTGTGTCAAGCCTCGGTAGTGGGTCAGTTTGAATCCAAGGTCGTATTCCGGTAGCGCCTCGGGTCTGGCATGGTCCCATCCATGGCCGCCCAAGATCGCCGTAACCTTCTGTCGCCGTCGGCAATAGAGAATGTGCCGGCGATAGCGGGAGGGTCGATGGCGCGCAACCTGCTCTATTACGGGAACAATCTCGATTTCCTGCGCGATCCCAAGTGCTTCCCCGACGAATCGATCGATCTCGTCTACCTGGACCCGCCGTTCAATTCCAACGCCACGTACAACGTGCTTTTCAAGGAGCAGGACGGTAGCAAGGCCGCCGCTCAGATCAGGGCCTTTGAGGACACCTGGAAATGGGACGATGGCGCCAGTGAGGCGCTCCATCAAGGACTGGCCTACGGTGGCCGCCTCGCGCAGTGCTTGGCAGCCTTTCAGACCCTCCTCAGCACGAGCAACATGATGGCCTACCTCGCCATGATGGCACCTCGCCTGGCGGAGCTTCGCCGGGTGCTCAAGCCGACCGGATCGATCTACCTGCACTGCGACCCGACCGCCAGCCACTATCTGAAGCTGCTCATGGACGCCATCTTTGGGGCAGACAAGTTCCGAAACGAGATAGTTTGGAAGCGAACCACCGCGCACAGCTCAGCCAAACGATACGCACCTGTTCACGATACTTTGCTCTACTACGCGCGCGGAACGACGCCCACTTGGAACGAGCCTCGCGAACCTTACGCGCAGGAGTATCTGGACCACTACTACAGGTACGACGATGGTGACGGGCGGCTTTACTGGAGGGCTGACCTCTGTGCTGCTGGAACCCGAAACGGCCCGTCCGGACAGCAGTGGCGCGGCTTTGACGTTGCTACCAAGGGAATGCATTGGAAGTTCCAGACCAAGCGTCTTGACGAACTCGATGCCGAAGGTCGCATCTACTGGCCCAAAGGAGGGCAGGGCTGGCCTCAGTACAAGCGCTATCGAGACGAGCTGAAAGGTAAAGCACTGCCTGACTTCTGGAGCGACATCGACCGCATCAACCCGGTAGGGAACGAGCGACTCGGCTATCCCACGCAGAAGCCCGAGGCGTTGCTAGAACGCATCATTCAGGCGAGTAGCAACGAGGGCGACACGGTCCTGGATCCGTTCTGCGGTTGCGGAACCGCCATAGTTGCGGCGGAGAAGCTGCACCGCCAGTGGATCGGCATCGATATAACGCACATAGCGATCACGCTCATCAAGAACAGGCTCAAGGACACCTTTGACGAGGCCAGCGTGCCATATGTGGAGGGCGCGCCGACCGATCTACCCGATGCCGAGGCGTTGGCCGAACTGGATCGCTACCAGTTCCAATGGTGGGCTCTCGGGCTGGTCGATGCGTCCGCTGTCGAGCAGAAGAAGGGTGCCGACAAAGGAATCGACGGGCGGCTGTATTTCGAGGATGGTCCTCGGAGCCAACTGCAATCCGTCGTGATCTCGGTGAAGTCGGGGAATGTCAACGCCGGACAGGTTCGGGATCTTATTGGCACCGTCGGAAACGAAAACGCGGCCATGGGCGTATTCATCACCTTGAAGGAGCCGACCCAACCAATGCGGGCCGCAGCCGCAACTGCCGGCTTCTATGAGTCTCGGGGGCACGGCTCCCGTCACCCGAGGATACAGATCTTGACCATTGAGGAGCTGCTCGATGGGCGGGCCATTGACTACCCGTCGCCCCCGGGAGGTAACCGCACGTTTCGCCGGGCAAGGAAGCACGTCACCTCACCCAAGGGAGAGCCTCTGCGTTTCCCCATATGAGACGGAGAGCGACGTGGTAGGATTCGTCTATGCCTGAGCGCTCAAGAAAACGTCCGCGGGACGACCTGAACGAGCTAGCCGCCCGCATCGTCGCCGATGCGACCGAAGAGGATCGGGAGTATCCCGACGAACCCGCCGAAGAGGCGACAGCGCCCGAGAAGGACCCGGCCGCCGTCGCGCTGGGGCGCAAGGGCGGTCTCAAGGGTGGGAAGGCCCGCGCGGAGAAGCTGACGCCTGAACAGCGATCGGAGGCGGCCAGGAAGGCGGCCCGCGCTCGATGGCAGAGCACCAGCAGGAACCCGACTAGCCGACGGGGAGAATAGCTAGTCCGAATACGAGGGCATCCAGATCCTCGGGCATGAGGTAAAGAGCTGCCGCGATCTCTCTCTTGGAGATACCCTCGCGGCGCAGGGTGCCAAAAGTCTTTGCAAGCACTTGAGATGTCTCCCGAGGTATCCCTTTCGGCTCATTCGTGCGATACCCCCGTTGTGACAACTCCACGAAATAAGTATGGTATTGCCACTTGCTTATTCGACCGACACGGTGCATTCGGTATACGAGGGCAGCTAATGAAACGCGCCAGCGCCTTTTGTATGGGATCAATTGGTCCAGAGTGGCATGGCTAGGAATCTCGGCCAGAATAGCGCTACGGGGCATCAAGAGCGCTGAGGCGAATTCCTGAGCTTCACGCTCTGCCTGCTTGTTGCCTACCACAATCTCGTGGTGTCGATGTAGCATCAGGTGGCCGAGTTCGTGGGCCGCATCCATCCGACTGTGCTCAGCTGACTTTTGCATGTTTAAGAACACAAAGGGCGTTTCCTTGCGCCAGAACGAGAATGCATCCACCTCTCGGTAGTCCTCGGCCAGCGAGAATACGCGGGTTCCATGAGCCTCCAGCAAGTGCACCACATTGGAAATCGGTTTCTCTCCTAGCCCCCACTCTGACCGAATGATCTCAGCAGCGGTCTCGGGCAGGATCCCGGGACCCAGGTTGGGCACAGTGGGGTCAGGCAATCGAAAACGGTCGACCAGCCAGTCGTTTAGCGCTAAGGCCAGCTGCCCAGCCGCACGAGCCGCATGTGCCTGTCCGGCAGTCATCTTGCTAAGAGCCCGGAAGCTGGTTGCCTCCTCGGAGATGACCTCAAGGTCGGGTGCCTTAAAGAAGCCTGTTGGGAACCCCAGGCTTTCTGCGATCCTCCCTAGAGTTAGTTCACCCGGTGTAATGTCGCCCGCCTCCCAGGCTGTTACAGCACGCGGAGTAACACTGACAAGCTCAGCGAGCTGCCTTTTGGTCATGCCCCGCCGTTGGCGGGCTAGGGTGAGGCGAGAGGGAGTGAACATCGCTTCACCGCCGCTCCACGGGGATGTCGAAATCGGGGCCATTATCCTCATCAGGAAGGAACTGACCGTCGAGGACAAGAGGCGCACAGATGATTCGCTCGGACCAGGAGTGAATCCTCCCGTCTTCCCCGATCCCTTGCGGGAAAGACAACTCGTAGCGGACTGTATTCCCATTCGTCGCTATCAACAGATACCAGGTTTCCAGCGGACGGGCAGGCGCTGTTTCCTGAAGCTGAGGCAGCAGGCTCAGCTGGTTGTTCGCGACTGCCTTCTCAGCCCTCGGCCCCTTTGGGTATCTGGTCCGCGGGCTGGGGTTGCCCACCTGCCCCGTCCTTTCATCGCCCGACGCCACGGCGACCGCGGTTCCGCTCGGGCTGATCGCCGTGCAGAAGTTCTTGGTATTGTCAGCAAGCCACTGCTTCGGCACAAGGATCTCCCGCAGCCCAACATGGGTCATCGCCCATTGGGTGATGCCAGCGAACCCCGGCGGAGCGAGGGGACTGCAGCCCTGGCGTGCAAGAGCACCGCGCAGTATGGCCGCGCTGAGGGTACTTTCGCATAGGCCGAGCCCATGCAACCGTGCCGCTATCTCGTGCGCTTGCTCTAGACTCCTGGCCGGTTCTTGCACAGTAGCGTCCCTTTCGCTCGCTGACTTCGTGTTATGGTATCAACCGGTAGGGAGGAAAACAAGAAGCGTCAAACTGACTTGACGTGCGTGACCGGTCATGTATACTGGATTCATGAACAGGCTGTCTACAGAGAAGCGAGCTCAAGTCATCGGGTGCCTGGTCGAGGGCATGAGCATCCGCGCCACTGTCCGCATAACTGGTGCCGCCAAGAACACCGTGACCAAGCTGCTCGTCGACCTGGGGACCGCCTGCTCCGAATACCAGGACCGTGTATTGCGCGACCTGGACTGCAAGCGCATCCAGTGCGACGAGATATGGGCCTTCTGCTACGCCAAAGCCAGGAACGTGCCCGACGAGCACAAGGGCGAGTTCGGCTACGGAGACGTGTGGACCTGGGCCGCCATCGACGCCGATACCAAGCTGGTCCCCTCCTGGTACGTCGCCAACCGCGACACGGAGAGCGCCATCGCCTTTGTGACCGATGTTGCCGGCCGGCTCAAGAGCCGGGTGCAACTCACCACCGACGGTCACGCGCCCTACTTGGAAGCGATCGACTACGCCTTCGGACCGAACGAGATCGACTATGCGGTCCTCCAGAAGATTTACGGCTCGGACCCCCAGCCGCAGAAGCGCTACTCCCCGGCCAAGTGCCTGGGCTCCGAGACCAGGGTCGTGAGCGGCGACCCGGAACCGGGGCACGTATCCACCAGCTACGTTGAGCGGCAGAATCTCACCATGCGGATGGGGATGCGCCGCTTCACCCGGCTGACGAACGGCTTTCATGTACTACAACTTCGCGCGGCCCCACAACACGCTCTCGAAGCCGTATCCCAAGACGCCCGCTATGGCAGCCGGGGTCGCCGATCACGTGTGGACACTGCAGGAGATCGCAGCGCTCCTAGATTCAAACTGACCCACTACCCAAGCCTCACAGTGGCTTTTCTCCGCCCCGAGCGGACTTCAAGGCCGCAGCAACGGCGGCGATGGTCGAGAATGAACCCCCCAAGTGCTTGCGGATGCGACGATAGGACCAGCCGGCAGCGAGCTTCTCCGCGATCAGGCGCTCGTGCTCACCCGCCCCCCGCTTGGGCTGGCGCGCCTCAGCCGGATGGAACTCGGGCACCGGGCCAGGGATCTCGGCGGCCATCCAGAGCGCTCCGGCCCAGGCCCAAGCCCGCCGGTGCTCGGGATTCCATTCGAGCCAGCGGTCGGCGTATTCACACCAGACGGCAGAGGCCGCTACCCGCCCGGCGATGAAGCCGTCCGGCGTCTCTAAGCCCGGTACCCGCGTGAGTCCCTCCAGGGCGCGGGTGATGGCCTCCAGGCGGTAGGCCTGGCGGTAGTGGCGTTGGCAGCGCACCCAAGGCTCGTCCACCCGGCAGCCCTCTGCCTCCCGGCACCGGTGGCACCACCAGTCGCAATCTGGATCGCCGGTCAAGAGCACCCGGGGGCCGTCGAGCGGGGAGCGCTCCGACTCCCAGCACTGCCCCAGAGCCGAGCGCACCCGGATGATGAGATCCACGCCCAGGAGCAGGAGGCCGCAGTTGGTGGCAATGGCCTGGGCCTTGGCATCCCCTCCAGACGCTCTCAGATGACTTCTCTCGGCCTCGGGGTGGGTCCCTAAGGGATTCACCTTCACCCCCCCTCTCGGCCCGTGAAACAGGCTCCGTGAAACAAGCTCCTCACACCCGCACCGCCGCCCGCTCAGCTACCAGCCGGGCGAGCTCGTCCAGGTCGACGTGCAGCACCAGGCGGTCCAGAACCGGGTGCTCCGGCGTGAGCGTCTGCCGGTCCCGCACTCCCCGGCGGGCGAGACGGATGGCGCGGTAGGGGAGGATGCCGGCGGCGTGCTCGCTTTGGGTGCGGGGGCGCAGGCGCATTACGTCCCTCCCTCGTACACGCTCCAGCCCTTCTCGGCGGCCCGCTCCAGGGAGGGGTCTTTCAGGGTGAAGGTCTGCTGCCGGCCGTCGAAGACGAAGGCGACCGGCTTGCCGGCCGGAGCGTGACGGCTCTTGGCGACGATGAAGCGGCCCTCGGACTCGGGCTTGGATTCGTCGTGCAGGTCGTCCCGATGGACGATCACGATGTGGTCGGCGTCGCACTCCAAAGCGCCGGAGGCCCGGAGATCGAACATGGTGGGCACATGCACCCGGCTCTTGTCTTGGGGCCGGGAGAGCTGGGAGAGGCAGAGCACCGGCACCTCCCGGGTACGGGCCAGCTCCTTCATCTGCCGGGAGAGACGGGCGGTGCCCTCCTGGATGTCGGCCTTGCCCATGTCCATGAGGCCGATGTAGTCCACCACCACAAGCTCGGGCTTCACCTCGTCTACCCGGGCCACGAGACCGGCCATGGTGCGCTCAGCGGTCATGTCTACGTTGCCGTAGTAGGGGAAGTTCGCGGCCAAGTCGAAAGCCTCCCGGTCGTTTGCGGTAAGCGCGTTCGCGTACAGCCGTTCGGTGTCCAGGCCCCAGCGCTGGATCAGGCGCAGGCTGATCTCCTCAGCCGACATCTCCAGCGAGTTCACCAGCGAGCGACGGTCCTGCTTGGCGGCGGCGAAGACAATCTCCAGGGCGGCCGCGGTCTTGCCCGAACCGGGATAGCCGGCCAGGATGGTGAACCAGCCCGGCCGCAGGCCGCGGGTGCGGCGCTGGAGGGCGGACCAGGGGAAGTCAATGCCCGGGGGCAGGCTCTCGGTCTTGTAGCGGGAGACGTCTCGGATGGCATCGAGCAGATTGGTCACCCCCGGCGGGCGGCTCCCCCGACGCACCAGGGCCTTGAGCGCTTCCGCCGTGCCCCCGTTTCGCACCCAGTCGGTGACGTCGCCTTTGTCGGGAAGCGCCGGCAGGTAGACCGTCTCGACCGAGGCCGCCCGGCCCTCCAAGCTCTCCCGCACCTTGCGCTCGTGCTCCCGGCCGGCTTCGTCGTTGTCGGGGATGACCACCACGTGACAGCCGGTAAGCGTCTCCGCGTACTCCGGCCGCCACTCACTGGCCCCGCGGGCGTTCGTGGTGGCGCAGAAGCCCAGGTGCTCCAGGGTGCCCACGTCCTTTTCGCCCTCCACCACGAACACGCGCCGTCCGGCCTCTTTGGCCGCCAGCACCGCAGGCAGCCGGTAGAGCACCCGGCGGGTATCTCCCAGGCTCCACTCCCAGCCCCCTTGGCCGTCCGGTCGACGTTGACGGAAGTCCTTGGGGATGAAGCGGACCACCTGGTAAAGCAGCCCGCCCTCTTCGTCGGTGTAGTCGTAGGCGGCCGTGATCTCGGGGCGGGTAGCGGGCTTCTCTTCCCGGGCCGGCATGAGGTCCGCGAGCGTGAGATCGAGCCGTTCCAGCAGGTGCTCGGTAGCGCAGCCGGCGTGGCAGCGCACGAGCAGGCGGCCGTCGTTGCCCACCGAGACGGACAGGCTCTGCCGGCGGTCCTCGTGGCCGGGACAGCGGGCCACGTGGGAAGCCCCGGAGCGCCGTACCCCGTCGAGGCGGGCGAGGAAGTCGTCGAGCGCGATCACGGTGCCCCCTCAGCCTGAGCGCCCCAGTACTCGTCCACGAGCTCGCAGCCGGACTTAGGCGGCGGCGTGGGCTCGTCCTCCCAGGGATCGCGATTCAGCCATGTGGCCGGCAGGGGGATGAACTGCCGTTCTCGTGAGCGGATGGCGGGGAGATGGCTTCGCAGCGTCTCCAGCACGGTCTCCGCCCGCACCCGCCTGCAGGCCGCCTTGAAGGCCCGCTCGGCGTCCCGCTTGGACTCCCGGCGGGGATAGAGCCCCCAGAAGGCGGCAAAGTCGCAATCGCCGTTGGACGATACTGTCGGTCCTGTCGGTCGGTCCTGTCGGTCGGTCGGTCCTTTGCGCGCGCGAGGCGTGACACTGTCACGCTTACCCGTGACGCCTGCGTGACTAGAGCGTGTCTTTATCACGTCCGCGTCACCCTCGGCCGGGTCGGCGTCACGTTCCCGCAGGCGCTGATTGCGCTTGCGATTGGCCGCCTGTATCCGGCCGCGAAACTGCGGTCCCTGGTTATCTTCCCAGTCGTGGATCACGAGTCGGCCATCGACGCGGGCCAGGAAGCCCGGGCGGCCCTTGGCCCCGCTATCGAGGAGTGCGGCCACAAACTCGGCCGGGCCTCCGGGCCACCCGGCGGCGTCGGCCAGGTCTCCCTCGTCGAAGTCCTCGAGGTCGCCGTCCGGGGCGTATTCCAGCGCCCACCACCAGAGGCAGATGAGGTGCCCGATCAAGGGCTCCGGCTCCATCTCCAAGAGCCGAGCCGCCCGGCGGGTCTTGGGATGGGTGCGCAGGCCGGCCAGGGCCGGTATCCAGTCGCTCACGCTTCCCCCCTGGCCCCACACTGGGGGCAGTCGTGGGTGACCCAGTCATGGTCAAAAAACTCGGCGTAGTGCGCCTCCAGACGCGAGCGCATCCGATGCCCGCCGTAGAGGGTGGGGATGCTGCGCTTTACGGCCGTTCTCACGCCCCCGCCCCCATGCGCCGCGCGATCTCCCGGAGCGCCATCCAGGCCCGCACCGCGAGCGCCTGCGAGTCCGCGTCCAGATCGCGCCCGGCCCGCCAGCTCTCGATGGCCTCGATAGCGTCGAGTAGGTCGATGGCGTCCTTCGCCGGTGGCGCCTGGATGGCGGCCAACTCCCTCTGTGGTGGGTCCTCGAAGGCGAGCAGGCAGTGAAGCCCCGCCCACTCGCCGTAGACCTTGGACAAGGTCACATCCCACACCTGGGCATCATCCCGCCAGGCCACTCCGTTCAGCGAGTCGCACACCGCCTTGACGAGATTGTCGCCGTCCGGCCGACTCGTGTGGGGATACCACAGTCGCTCCCGCTTCCATTTGGGCCAGCTCTTGGGGATCGGAAACACCGCCTCGATGGACACCCGCACCGGTCCCTCCCAGGGCGTCTCCGGCCGGTCCGGGCAGGCCAGGTACGAGCTCAGGATGGTGGCCTCAGCCTCCAGCGTGCGGGCCGGGGTGTAGGCATGGCCCGCACGGGTGAAGCGGGGCCTGCTCTTCGCGGTGGGGATGCCGGGGACGGTGAAGGTGCAGGTCTTCACGCCACGCCCTCGATGATCGCCGTCCGCAGCTCGCAATTCTCAGTCCGCAGGCGCGCGATGGTCGCCTCAAAGTCCACGAGCAGCAGCAGCCGCTCTTCGGCGACGGCCACGACCGCCGCGTTCTTCGTCCGCTCCTCGTCCAGCACCTCCAACAGGTAGCGCACGTCGCGGGCGTGGGGGCTATCCGGGTCCGGGTGGCGCGCGGTCCACACGCGGAGGTTCCGCTCTAACGGTTCCATCGCTATCCCTCCCTCAAGCGCAGCTTGAGTGTTACAGAATACCCAGCGGAGCAGGCACTCTCTATGAGCCTCAAGCGCCGCTTGAGACTCATAGCAGCCGCTCCTGCCGCCACTCCCGCACCCGCACGGCGGGCCGGATGCGCGCTCACTCGATCCCCACCCGAGCCAGCGTGCGGGCGCGGGTATGGACCGAGCAGTACGGCCCCGGATTATCCCGCGCCAGTCGGGTAGTGCAGTCCGGATCGGCGCATCTGACTACCGTCTCCGCGCCCCGCCGGACTGTCTGCCTCCGGCCGTACCGGATGTAATGGCAGCTCCGGCAGTGAGGCTGTCGCCCGCCGTGGGAGCGGTAGAACTCCTCGATGGCCTTGGTTTCTCCGCATAGGACGCAGCGCTTGGAGGCGACAGTCAGAGCAGCTCTCTCCGCCTCCCGGCACTCCCGGCAGATGCGCCCGAAGGACGGGAAGGCGTCGCGGGGCCTCTCTTGGTGGCAGCGGACGCAGCGGCGGGGCTTCACGAGGAGCCGTCTGCTCCCCATCCGCCCCCCGCACCAGGTACCCGCGGAAGCCCGGGGGGGCGGGAAAGGGCCGATAGGTGACCCAGTCCGCCGGACGGATGCTCTCTCGGTCCTCCCCCGGGCACTTGCCGAAGCGGGTCACGTGGTGGGTGCAGTTGCAGCAGTCGAGCAGACGCAGCCGGGGGGCGGCCAGGACGAAGGCGTCGCCTTTGCAGGGTCGGCGGTCGAGGGTGCTGCTCACTCCGCCACCCTCCACCCCTGGCGCTTCGCGTAGGCGTCCAGGTCGGCCTGGGCTTCCTCGCGGGTGGGCTGCGGGGGGAGAGCGATCAGCGGTCGTGTGCTCCCCGGCTGGAAGCTGAGGAACGCCTGATACCAAGTCCTCGCCCCCACGCTCACCCGGTGGCCCTGGTCGTCGAGGTAGGCGCTCATGCCGCCCCCTCGCACTCGTAGTCGCAGCGGCGCACCTCCTGCCGCCCCTCGCACACCGGGCAGGGCACCCGCCGGTGGGGGTAGTCGAAGTCCGGCACCGATCCCCGGCCCCGACACTCGGGGCACTCCATGGCGAGGGAGCGGCTGTAGTCGTGGGGGCAGTAGTCGGCCCGGTGGTCGAGGGCGGCTACGGG